CTAAGCCCCTACAAGATTTCTGATGTCTGTTAGCCGCCAACGTGCGCCATTTTTAGTCATGACTGGTGTTAAATCACCGCAGCCTCGACTTGCCCAAACCCTTAAAGTATTTGGTTTATAACCAAGTACTTTTGCAGCATCATTTGTACTAACGAGACTTGCACCTGAGTCAATGAGCTGCTGCAACTTTTCTTCAGGTCGTAATTTTAAAGCACCCATTTACCCCTCCTCACTTTCCGCTTTAACTTCGTAGTCGCCATTTGCCCAACCTTCCTCGTAATCCAAGCTTGGGCGTTCAATCTGGACGGCATGTTCTTTTACATCTCTCCAATTCATATTGTTCGCAGCCCAATCATGAATTTCATAATGATCAGATTCAAAAAGTGGGACAGTGTCATCATTTAGATTTTCTTCAACCGTTACTTCATCTACACCTGCATAATACTTAGCGCGACTCTCAGCAATTATTCGAACTGGTACAGCCCATTTGCTTTCGTCTGGCATAGTTACAATATAGTTTTGATCTAAAATACTCATATCAACACCTCAGCACATTTCTCTATATATTCATTTGCCCATTCATTTAAGATTTCCTTTTCAACAAATTCTTGCTTTTCAAAGAAGCCTAATGCATTCCATTCTTTTTCCGAGATGTAGTCACTTAGCAATACATCTTCTTCATGGTTTCCCACAGCAAAGCCAATTGAGAGCTTTAATCGCACTTTGATAGAACTAAATTCACTCATCACTCAATTCCTCAACTCATTGCGTTCTTTCTTCAGTTGTCGCAAAAGGTTATGAAGAGTAACTGTTACGATCTTTTCAATATTTTTAGTTGATTGAAACTCTGCTAGTTGAGACAAAGCTAAACCGAAAATGTGATATGCAAATACATTTGCAGCCTCAGGGTCATTCTTGGCTAACTCTTCAATGCTAGGGCAAATGACTTCTTTAAAAATATGAACCGCTACCTGATCAGGAGTACCTTCAATTCGGCTTGGGTTCAAATTTACTTCACCAATAACTTTACTCATTGTTCAGCTCCCGATTTACTTGGCACCGTATGGAAATACATCCAGTGTGTAGGTGGATCTCTTTCAAAATTGGCCCAAATATGATTTAAGTCTTCATCACAGGTCATGTAGTCACTTTCTGGCTGAACATCTGGTGTATCTGACCAACAAATTAAAACTATAGTATCCGCTGGTGGCTCTTCATCTTCTAAGCTGATCCAAGTTGGCACCGCCTGAGCTTTTTCTAGATCTGCCGTTAGTTGTTCAATTACAGTGTTCTTTTGTTTGGCCTGAATTAACCAGAGTGCAAATGCCGAATTAATTGCACGCTCTGAAAGCTCTTTAACAATTGGCCCAGCACTTTGAACATTTTCAGTCAATACATACATCTTGTTTACTATTTGAAAGCTATTTAAGTTTCCGCCTAAATTTTTCCACTCAGCCTCAAAAGCCTCTCTTTCTTTATTCAAATCAATCATGCTTTATCCTCAGAAAATATTTCCCATTCACCCCAAGAGCCCAAATATCCCGATTTAGAAATATTGGTTGTAATAACTTGGCCATCATCACAAATAACTTTCATACGATGCTCATCAATTCGAGTAGCCTTATAAACAACATTGAGCTGAAGATTAGAAGGTAGATCCAAGTTTCCATTCACAGTTTTAATCATGACTTCCATATTTAAGCCCTCAAATGTTCTTCAAATTCTTTACCAAGTGAATTAGCTAACTCATTACCTGTTAATGCTCTGGTAACCATTCCGTACTGTTTTTTAAAGCGAAAATTAAAACCTCGACCGTCTGACATATCTTTAACTTGGTAGCCCAGAAGGGCTAACCAAATCTTAAAAGCACGGAGGTTTTTGCGTTTAACGACCGTTTGCATTACTTTCTCCAACTGCCTTCTTTAAGAATTACGTCATAAAGGCATTGATCTATTTCTGAAGCATTCACATTGTCGAAGTGGTGATTCATAAAATCGCCGATAACAATTAAGGTGCGAGTGGTTGAGGAGTACCGGTATCTCATGGGTAATCCCCCAGTAAATAATCAGGTTCTGGTGAAGGTGTGACAGGGACAGTTAATTCAGCACGACGTTTTTTAGCCATGTTCCGCAAAGTCTTATGAACGTCAGCATGGCGTGATGGAATTTCTAGTTCCAATTCATCAAGGGTTTTTAAATCTGGTGCATGCTGTAATTGAAGAATTAAAGCAGGTGGTTCTTTTTCCGGTTGCTTAGATTGATTAATCTCTGCAAGTCTGGAATGCATTTCACGAAGCAATACATTGCGTTGATCTTCAGTCCATTTAGCTGTGTAGTTTATGACTGCATTGACTTCTTCAGGTGTTTTCGCATTGCGTATAGTTTGATGCAAAGATTTATAATTAGCAGGCATTTCAATGGTTTTCGCTGCATCAATTTCTTTCGCATCAAGATCAGTTAAACGCTCTTGCTTAGCCAGATTAATTTGGTCAATCTGCTCTTGTGAAAAACCTTCTTTTTCGAGATTTGCACAAGTTGAATCAAGTTCTTTTTCAGATTGGCAAATGCGAATCGCATCAAGCAAAATTTCAAGTTGTGCATTAACATCCGGCTTTAAATCTGGCTCAGCGGCAGGCGGCACTATAAAGTCTTCTGAAGATGAAACAAAAGACCCTTCAGTAATTACCACTGCACATTCGAGAGCATCGGCAATATCTTTTGTTGTTTCTTCAACAACTGATAATTCATCTTTAACCTGTGATGCTTTCTTACCGCGCTGCTTTTTAATCTTGTCATTAAAACCATCTTGAATTACATCAAAAGTACTTCTGACATAATCCAGACCCAAAGCTAGGCTTATAGCGCGTGCTTGATCAATTGCACTATCTAAATCTAGTTGACCGTAGCCACGATTAATGGCTGTCATAACATCTTTATTTTCAGGATGAAATTTTGTGCGCAGAATGCATGAGGGCATAACAACAAAGATTTCTTGCTCAACCTCAAGGTCACTTAGAAATACAGGTTTAGTAAATTGGATACCTGCTAATTCCGTCATTTCAGGCTTAATACAGTACTCATAACCTGACATTGCAAATACAGTTGCTGGGAATTGATCTAAATCAGCGAAATCCAACATATCTCCAGCAGGACGACAAAGAATATCTTTGCCTTTTTGGAGTGCTTCAAAAGCTGCCTGAGCTGTAATTAAATTAGTCATTTTTTTATCCTTTTAATGCCTTAAATAGGTATGGATCAATGTCATTTTGTCTAAGGAGCCAGACAACATAATCAGCAGGTAGATCTTTAATTTTTGTGCCTTTGTGCTTACCAAATGGCATGACAGTTGGTACTCGCGCATGTTCTGATGCAAGGTAGAGCGATTGCATATCTTTAAGGCCGAGATTCTTACAAATATGGGTTAATACAAAGCCTGTTAAAAATACGTCCTGCTTTGCATTGTGGGCATTGCGAATGCTTTGACGGGCTTTTTCACTACCTTTGGTCAGCATGTAAATTAATGCTGAAATGTTATGAGCCTCTTCTGGCCAAACCATTCTTGAAAGGGCAAGCGTACAAATGGCCTTCGCGCTAAAGTCTTTATGAGCTAATCGAATAGCTTGAATGTCATAATCAATATTGTGACCAATGATGTAATCACATTCAGGAGCACGGAAAGTTTCATAGCTAGGCTTGTCTGCAATGTCGCTTTCAAGAATGTGATGAATAGCCATAGCGCCGTATTCAATTTTATCGGGACAAGAAAAGTACTCGTCAAAACAGGCATCTTTATTTACGACCAACAAGCCATTTTCAAAGTAGGTTGGTACATGGGCTATCTCAATTGGATAGCCATTTAAAGTGTTCGTTTCAGTATCTAAAATGATTGCACTCATGCATTGATTTCCTGTTTTGCAAGTTGTTCAATTTCTTGTTTAACGTTTTCTAACTTTGCTGCTTCTATTTGTGTGAGAGCATCTATTCCAAAATATTCGCAGACTGATTTAACGTCTAAACCATAGGTATCAATAAGAACTTGTAATTGATCACGGTCAGCTTCCGTGATTAGATCCACAGGTAGGGAATTAGGATCCATGTATTTGTTTTTTTCAGAGTCAAATACGAAGCCCAAGCTATTAGCTCTATTAATGAAGTGCTTACGCATTTCCTTATAATGAGGATGATTTTTGTCGAGCTGTTCAATTAATGTATTTAGCTCAGAAACATAGTTAATTTGATTGCATTCTGAAAAGAACTGATCTCGTTCTTCAATTGCCTTCATCGTTTGTAACTGAGCAGGAGTCATAGTGTTAAGATGAGTTTTTGCTTGCTCGATCAAATCACCGAAGAATGTAGGAGCATGGTAAAGATCAGGTAAAACTATATTTCCTCCTGTTTCAGCACCAAGATTTCCTGAGTTTTTGGCATGATGCGAGTTTGAAGCTTTGAACTTTAGAACACGGACAATTTGCCCATCTGTAGCTTTTTCATAAGTTAGATAGGCCATGATGTCTGATATGCGGTAAAGCACATCACGATTTTTGCCACTCATAGAAGGGCGATGAATTAATAAATCATCGTTACGTTGTTCTTCAGCATGACCAATAAAAATAATGTCTTTGCCATAACTACGAATACGATTAATTAATCCAATAAAATCATTACCAGCATAACCTTGGGCTTTTAAAGTCAGGTTCCCATCGCGCTGGGTATTACCTTGAATGCCTTGATAATAGATTTTCACGCAATCAAGCATGGTGCCAACAGTATCGAAAGCAACAGTTTTATAAGATTGAAGATCCTCTTCAGTTACGTTAGATACATCAGTCCATTTTTGAACTTGTACAGCAGTTCCGCGACGTAAAGCTCCTACACGGTGAACACCTTTATCAAAGTCAAATAAAATGGTGTCTTTTGCAGTAAAAGCTAAAGAAGATTTACCAATGTCTGGATCTGCATAGTAGTAAGCAACAATTGTTTCTACATGGATCGGTTCATTTGCATGAACAATATTTGCAAGTGCCATATTTCTTATCCTTATCTTGAGCCCGTGAAGCCGCGTGAACGCTTATAGTTTTTACGGTCATTTGATGGGATGTTTGTTTCGCGAAGCTTTATTGCGAGCTGCTTTCTACGCTGAAAATCAATTTCTTGCATAAGAGAAGCAAGAACTTTGGGGCGCTTCGCCTTAAACTCTTCAACATTTAAAGGTGTCTTCACGTCACCTTTTACGGTGTAAAGCACACTGCAGTTTGCATTAGCTGCATAAACAGTCCATCCGATACGGACTGAGTAGAGACCTGTTACGCGGTCAAGGCCGATATAGGCTTTAATACCATCTGGATGTGGCTTTAATTGAGCATTCATAATTATGCAGCTCCCTTAGGTTCTTCATAGATCCAGACTTTAGGGTTGCTATCAAATTTTGCAGAAAATACCCCTGTACCTTTTGTGCGAATAATCACACTAAGATCATAGCCACACTGTTTTTCGGTAATTTGGTGGCCTTTAGTACCTAAACGTCTTGCTACTTGCCATGTGTAGGGTTGCTGGCCTTCCTTGTTGATTTCAATCACTGCTTCTAAAACAGCCTGTTGGCGTTCTGATAGATTTAGGGTTGAATTAGCCATGATTAAGCCTCCACCAACTTATTGCGTTCGATGAAGCCTTTAATAAGAGCATTGATATTACGAATATCTTCATATTCGGTGAAATCACTGTAAGACTTCCCATTGATGTCAGTGATCTCATTAACTGTGAGTTGAGTTATATCTACAGCGGTAAAATCTGAGTTTGCTACTCCATAGCTATCTTTGTATTTTTCAAAATCAAAACTTACGGTTATACGAAAACTATCAAGCTTAATAACTGCAATGCCTGTATGTTCACCTGTAATTTTTGCTGTTAATACTCCGTAAGTACTTGGTTGGATTTTTGGAGTAAAAGAAGTATAAGAATCTTTAGCTTCAGCTGGTGGTTGAAATTGGCAAGCAACTAAAGTGCCGCCTGATAATGCAAGGGCAGCCATACTACCAATTGCAAATAAGTTGAAAGGATTTGCTTTTACGTTCATAATTGATCTCGCAGTTTGCAAAGCACACATGATTTGACGGTCGGTGTGCTTTTTTGTTGTCTACGAGATCATGTTCGCTTAATCGAACAAAACTGTCAATAGTTTGTTCGGTTAATTAGAAAAAATAATTCCAAAAACCGAACATTTTAATTTTTATTTTTACACTGGTTAAAGAAAACCCACCATTTAGGTGGGTTGATAAAAATAGTTAGGAGGTTAGCCAGCGCGCCATATTTGGCGGCCCATAACTTTAAAATTAGTTCCATTTTGTTCAGTAATTTTTTTATCCCTATATTTTTCATTAAGGCTGTGTAGTATTAAAGTTCCGCCTTCTTCTTTAAATATTTTCTTAAGCATTGCTTCGCCTTCAAAATAAACAGCGTAAATCTCACCATCTATGATTTCAGTTTGCGAAATATCAATACCTACATAATCATCATTAAAAATATACTCTTCCATGCTGTCACCTTTAGCTTTGATAATCCTTAAGCATCTAGGATCTACTTGTTTTCTTTGAAAAAAATTAGGAGGTAAGGGGTATTTACCATTTATAGCATCAAAATGAAACTCAATAGATTCTCCTACACCACATGAAAAACTAGCTTCCACCACATCAACCCATATATATCCATTAGCAATTTCAAACTCAACAACATCTGGCTCAAGAATATTGTTTGCATCAAATGATGAACTTTCTTGTGTTGAAAGACCATGCAACTTTATAAAATCTTCCATTTTTTGATTGTGAACGTTTTTAGGCCCTTCGCCTGTCAATAACCATGTGCTTGTTGTTTTTAGACACTTAGCTAATGCTTCTAAGTACTTTGCACTTGGATTATTCCCGTCATTTATCCAACCTGAAACAGTAGCTCTACCTGCACCAGTATCTCTTATTAAGTCTGCTTGCTTAAGCTTTAGCTCATTCATTCTTTTATTGATGCGATCTGAAACGTTTTCCATGAGGGCAAACCTATTAACACATGTTCGGAAGTATGAACAAATACGTTGACGATTACACGAACGTATGGTTCAATAAATCGAATATATTAGTTCGGGTAATCGAATATGACTGTTGAGCAACTAATTGCGTTCTACAAAGTAAAGAACAAATCACAATTAGCAAGAAAAATTAAGAAAGGGCGATCAACTATGACCGAATGGGCTAATAACGGAATTCCTCCAAAAACCCAAGCCGCTCTTGAGATCTTAACTAAAGGGAAGCTAAAAGCTGACCCAGAAGCATTAACCGCTTAGGAAATACCATGAGCAAAGTATCAATAGAAATGTGTGAAATCGCTAGAAATTCAAACCACATAATTTTGCATCATCTTGCAACTACAAATAACGGGGTGCTTGCTGAACATCTTGCGATGGATGCAAGTAGCTTCTCAAGAATGATTAATGAAAAGAAAAACAATGGGTTAACCGTTGTTGAAACTTGTTGTGAATTGTTGAGCGAACTTGGATTGAAGATTGTAAATGCGCAAGACGTTTACTGTTCTCCTGAAGTAGCTGAAGCAACAAGAGTTTTTCTGAGCAACTCTTTTAGTTCACCAGATTACATGCGGATTTTATTCAAATAAAAACCACTACCTGCTGGAACAGGAGTGGTTTTGGATTCATCAATTTAGGAACCAATGAATATGCAAACTAATTTATCAAATCAACAGCAAATAATCCAGAGCTGGTTTGATCCCGCTCTTCAAACTTTAAAAGGATTGCTTGAAGAGCGTAAACAGAATTTACGAAAACAAAAACGTGATGAAAAAAATGCTGCGGTTAAACGCGATGAATTTATGCAAGCACTTTCTGTGCAACACAGCATGCCAATTTTTCATGCGGGTCAAATTATTTCAAGTTTATATCGCGCTAAACGTATTCGTTATCTAGGTAGTACTTTCATTCAAATTAATGAAGAAGGTGAAGCATGAATAATTTCGTTAAAGCATCACACTCATTCAAGACTCAATTTGATTTGAATTTCTCTGAAAAAATAATTGTTGATTTCTTTGCAGGTGGTGGGGGCGCAAGTACAGGTTTAGAGATGGGCCTAAACAGGCCTGTTCATGTTGCTGTTAACCACAACCCGAAAGCAATTGCTATGCATGAGGCTAATCATCCACATGCTAAGCATTATGTTCAAGATGTCTTCGCCGTAGATCCAGTTGAAATATGCGATGGTTATCAAGTGGGTTGGTTTCATGCAAGTCCAGACTGTACTCATCATTCGCAAGCTGCAGGTGGTCAACCACGTAAAAAGGAAATTAGAGATTTATCGTGGGTTGTACTTAAATTTGCTGGAAAAGTAAAACCTGATGTCATTAGTTTGGAAAATGTTGAGCAGATTTTGAATTGGGGGCCACTAGTTGCCAAGCGTGACAAGGCAACAGGACGTGTAATTACTTTAGAAAAAATTGAAGTTGATGGAAAGAAGGTTCATAGAATTGCAGCACCTGGTGAGCATGTGCCCAGAGATAATCAGTTCTTGGTACCTGATCCGAGAAAGAAAGGTAAAACATGGTGCCAATTTGTACGAAGTCTTGAACGACTAGGTTATGTCGTGGAATGGAAAAAGATCATAGCTGCCGATCATAGTGCTCCAACAATTCGCAAGCGTTTATTTATGGTTGCACGTTGTGATGGGCAAGCAATAGTTTGGCCAGAACCAACTCATGCAAAAAAACCAAAACGCGGGCAAAAAAAATGGCGAGAAGCTGCTGAGTGTATTGATTTTAATGATTTGGGAAATTCTATATTTGATCGCCCAAAACCTCTAGTTGATGCAACTTTGAAGCGAGTTGCACGAGGAATGAAAAAACTCGTACTTGATGCTAAATCACCTTACATCGTAAAGAACTCAGCTCCATTTATTGGCAGAGACTTCAATACTAGCTTTGGTCATGCAATTACTGAGCCTTTAGGTACGACGACTGCTGGTTATGGAGGACACAGTTCCCTTGTGAGCCCAATTTTAGCCCCATTCCTTACTGAATTTGCGAATGCATCACATCAAAGGAACTGGGGGATTTTTGAACCTTTGACAACTATCTGTGCTCAAGTCAAAGGAGGACACCATGCATTAGTGGCTCCAATGCTAGTGCATATCGGTCATGGTGAGGGAACACCTGATAGCCCTAGATGGAGCCAAGGTTTTGATTGCATAACACAACCTTTAGGAACAGTTACTGCTTCAGGTGCTCAACGTAATTTAGTAACGGCATACATGATGCAGGCTAATGGTGGTTTTAATCAAACTGCAGGCCATGATCTCAGAGGCCCCTTAACAACTATTACAAATAAGGGAAGTCAGCAGCAGCTCATTACAGCCGAATTAAGCAAAGAAAATATGGATGGGGCATTGCGTGTAGCAGCATTCCTAATCAATTACTACGGCAACGGCGATGCTAGAGATATTACGGCACCTATTGACACCCTGACCACTAAAGACCGTCTGGCACTTGTAACTGTGTGGGTAAAAGGCGAGCCATGGGTAATTGTGGATATAAAAATGCGCATGCTCTATCCACGTGAATTATATACAGCGCAAGGGTTTCCCCAGTCTTACATTATTGACCGCGGACATGATGGAAAGCCATTGACTAAAACTGAACAGGTTCATATGTGTGGAAATAGTGTTTCTCCAGAACCTATGGCTGCAATTGCTCGTGCAAATAATCCTTTTGAAACGCAACAATTTAAATTGAAGGGAGCAGCATGAACTACTACCAACACCATATAGGTGACTTTAACAATGCGACTCGCCACCTCAGTTTGATTGAGCGTGCGATTTACCGCGACTTATTAGACATGTATTACGACACTGAAAAGGCGATTGATGCTTCTAGCATTGATCGTCTAGCGCGTCGTTTGCAATGTACAACTGAAGACCAGAAAGAAGCTCTTATATACGTTCTTGATGAGTTCTTTACTCTTGAGAATGATGAATATCGTAATAATCGTTGTGAACGTGAAATTGCTGAATTCCACGGAAAAAAGAAACAGGCGAGTGAGGCTGGTAAAGCATCAGCTGCAAAACGTGCAGCGAAAAAGAAAGGGTCGAATAACGGCGGCTCTTCTAACCATGACGGGTCGTCTAACGAAAATTCAACGGTCGTTGAAAATTTGTTAGACGAAGATCAAACGGACGTGCAACCAACCAATAACCATAAACCATTAACCAGTAACCAAGATATAGATAGTAGTAGTAATACACGTGGGGAAAATTCTCAAATTCCTCCAATTCAATTTGCTCAGTACCAGAACGATGATCACAAGCGTTACTCAATGCGTGAGTTCGTTTCTGAATACACAGAGTTTCAATACGATTTTATTTCACTTGCTCAACAGAGATTCGTTTCAGTTCCTGAAATCGATTTGAGAACAATGATTCAAAACTTTGGTGATTGGTACTTTGCAAACGAAGCAAGTTCTTTGAATACACCAAGCCTTTGGTTGGTCAAATGGTTCTCTTGGGTACAAAACAACGAAAAACAGGTAGCTGCTAATCGCAAGAAGCAAGAGCAAATCACTACATCAGGTCAAAAACCACAAGAGCCCGGTTACTTTGCAAATCTTTTTGAAGAACAAAACCAATCTCAAATTGTGGATGTAACCCCTGAAAAAAAGTTTCTGATGAGTGAGGAGGTGGGTCATGCATGAGATTACCTTAAACGAAGTACGTCAATTAATCGCAACTCTTCGTACAGTCTATGCTGCTCAATTCAACAAGCAATTCCCAGTATCAGGTGAAAGCGCAATTCCATTGGCAGTTGTAGAGCAGATAGCACTTAAAACACTTGCTGGTGTTCAGCAAAATCAATTTAACAATGCACTTGGTCGATTACTTACAGCAGGTGGCCGTTTCATGCCTTCGTTTGCTGAATTCCGCACCTGGTGTATCGGTGAAAGTTGGATGTCACCTGAGGAAGCTTGGTCACGTGCTTGTAAGTTCACAGCAGACCGTTCAGTTGTGATTACCCAAATTACTAAGTATGCATTAGACGAGGTCATGTATTTGATAGAAGCGGGCCAAATGAGAGCTGCTCAAGATAATTTCTTCGGAACCTACAATGTCATGGTAGCTAAAGCGCAATTAAAAGGGCGTCAGCAACAGTTTTACACGCCACCGCTACAACTAGAACAAAATGAGCCAAAACACGTACCTTTGCGAAATGGTGAAGCACAAAAGCATCTCAATTCGCTAATGCAACGCTTAAAGATCAATGGTCGTAAGCCTGCACCAGTTCAGAAGCTTCAAGCTAAGGAAAAAGAACCTGAACTCATTCATGAGTTGGGGCCAGATCCTTTCGATAATCCGCACGAATACGCAGAGATGTGCCGCCGTGAAGGTATGCCTATTCCTAGAAATATTCAGCAGTTAATTGATGGGGTGAATGTATGAAATACAACATAGTCTCAGTTTCTGGAGGCAAAGATTCAACAGCAACCTTATTGTTAGCAATGGCTTGGGATGTAGAAAACCTACAAGCAGTATTTGCAGACACAGGGCATGAACACCCAGCAACTTATGAATATGTCGAATATTTAGAGCAAATTTTAGAAATTCAGATTCACCGAACTAAGGCTGATTTTAGCTATGAAATTGAACGCAAGCGCGAATATGTGAAAACAAAATGGCCAGAAAAAGGTGTATCTGAAACGATTATTGAAAGTGCTCTATCAATTTTACAACCAACTGGCAATCCATTTTTGGATTTATGTCTTTGGAAAAATCGGTTTCCTTCAACACGCGCACGCTTTTGTACATCCGAACTCAAAGTTAAGCCGATCCAGCAATTGTTTTATCCAATTTTAGACGATGGCCACATGATTTTGTCATGGCAGGGCGTACGTGCTGATGAGTCTCTAGACCGTAAATATTTGCCTGAATGCAATGAAGTAGTTCAAGGGCTTTACAACTATCGACCGATTTTGAAGTGGACAGCTAAAGACGTCTTTCAGGCTCATGCAGATATGGGGATAGATCCTAATCCTTTATACAAACAAGGCATGGGGCGTGTTGGATGCATGCCATGTATTAACTGCAACAAAGATGAGCTCAAAGAAATAGCTAAACGTTTCCCTGAAGAAATTGAACGTGTAGCTGAATGGGAGCGAATTGTAGGTTTGGCTTCTAAGCGCCAATCAGCAACTTTCTTCACTTCTGATTATAGAGGGCATGGCATTCACCAGTTAGTGGAGTGGTCCAAGACTGTTAGAGGTGGCAAACAGTACGACTTAGTAGAGCAAATGACAGGTATCGAAGCTTGTTCGTCTGCTTATGGTTTATGTGAATAGGGGTAGCAGCATGAATAAATTCGAGATTTTAGCGTGGGGCTTGCTTATTTCATTTTTCACAGCAGCTCTAAGCGGTGCAGTGGTTATGTGGTGGTTGGCACGTAAAGAACATGATGAGGTCGAGCAATGAGCATCACATTAAGCGGGCTTCAATTAAAAAGCCTTTTAGAGTTTGCTGCGCCAGATGCAGAGAGTGAACCTGAGCAACTTGAAACTGAATTATCAATTGCCTTTCTGGAGGATGGACACAGTGGCAAGGGGTATTACTTTTGGATCACTGAATATCCAGAAGAAGGCTGCATGTTTTTGAATGATTTGGAGCAAAGCAAATGAAAGCAACTAAATTTATCAAAGATGCAGGGCTTGAGCGTGCTAAAGCCATTTTAAATGCAGCTCCAAAGCAAGCCAATTACTTTGAAACTTATCCATTGGGACCGAGATTTTATCTAACTGATGTTGGTTGCAATAGAGCTATTTCAATCCATGATCTGAAGCGCGGAGTTAAGTCGGTGGATTTAGTCAATACCTATGGCTGTATTGAGCAATGTAGAAATGAAATTGAATGGGTAGTTAAAAACAAATTGCCTGAAACGGATTTAGTTAAAGAGCTTAAGCAAGCAATCGCAGATTACGAATTGATCTATCAACCCAAATGCATTCACGGTTTTGATGTGGCTTGTTTGCTCTGTGGTTTTGGAACCATTGATGGTGAGCGAGTTTATCGCATTCAAGGAGCCAATCAATGAAGCTAACAAAGCAACAACGTGCTGAGTTAAAGAAAAAGTTTGGTGGCCATTGTGCCTACTGTGGTGAGCTGCTGGGTGATAAGTGGCATGCAGATCATATTGAAGCTGTGAAACGGGATTTAATTCATGTTGGTGGTGGGAAGTTGATTTCAGGTGAAATGACTAGGCCACAAAACGACATCTTGGAGAATATGAATCCCGCTTGCGTCCCGTGCAATACAAACAAGTCATCAATGCCATTGGAAGGATGGAGAAAGATGCTAACTCATTACCGTGATGTGCAGTTATTACGTGATAGCACACATGCTCGTCATTTGCTTCGCTTTGGGTTGATTGAAATTAAATCAAATCCAGTGAAGTTTTTCTTTGAAAAGGAAGCCAAGGGGGAGGCAAATGGGTGATTACATGCACATGACTCTTGAGCAGCTTCAGCAAGAACATGCTGAATTGCTTCTGTTTAATGAAGAATTAGATCGTTGTTGTAAAGCTCACAAAGCGGATGCTCAAAAATATCAAGCCAAATGCTTTCAGATTACAACACTTTTAATGAATCCAGTTGATCAAGACATGACATTGAAAGCAATTAAGACGGTGATTGAAATGGTTGGTGAAGAATGACATCAATGAGCCTTGCTGATTACCGTGCAAAAGTTCCCAACACTAGAAAGGGGGATAAAACCAAACAGAAGCGCAATAAGTTTAATGCATCAAAAATTAAATTAGATGGGATGACTTTTGACAGTAACAAGGAATTTAAGCGCTACATAGAGCTTAAAGCCATGCAGCAAAGGGGAGAGATTCAAGACTTGCAGCACCATACAAAATTTGAATTAGCACCTAAAACCAAGTTTGAGGGCGAGAAAAGAACAAAACCCGCGCTTAGATATTATGCCGACTTCACTTATTTCATGGCAGATGGTGCTTATGTTGTTGAAGACGTGAAGTCTGTTGTAACTAGAAAATTGCCAAGTTATCGGAATAAGAAACACCTTATGAAGACAGTGCACGGCATTGATGTTAGAGAGGTTTAAGGAGACTTTATGACCGATATTGAAACGGTGGGTTGGACGGTAGATAAGAAGTTTTTCATATTAAAAATAAATATGGAAGCGTTTTTGACTACTGACGAATTTGATGCTTTGGCTGGGCTATATGTTCGTAAATACAGTCAGGAATTTTCTGGTTGTGAATTTAAGGGAAAGCTCGCCGTTTTGTGTGGGGATAAGGTTTATATAAATCCTTGGGCGCTTGATGAAGATGCAAGTGTAGATGAACCAATTGAAGAACTCTTATTTAGTGAGTTCCAAAAGCTTTTGAATACTTGAGGTGGTGAAAATGCAAACTACATTTGTAATGGATTGGTCAAGATTTTCTATTTTTGAATGGTTCGTAAGTGGTTCTAATCCTAAATCACCATCTTTTGGTGCTGCGAATGTTAGATGTACAGATGGGAGGTCAATAGACTTTCAAGACAAATTAGGGGTGGTAGCAGCTATGGGTGATCAACTTACAAAATCAGTCGCAATGGTAATTTTGAGTGAGGGAAAGTCTCAGCAGGATTATGAGTATGTTCGAAATCATTTGGCTAAAATAATGATGGATGGGGCAAAGAAAGATAAAAGAAGAGAGCCTGAAGGAATTGCTATTTATCATTTAGCCTGGTTAATTGCGCGTATTGTTATAGATTATGCTTTAGATCCTGAATTAGAAAGTGGTCATAAAGATCCTGGTCGATTAGTTTATGCGGGTATTAGAAGTTTTCAGATGAATCCTGATGTATATCGACAAACATGGAAGCGTTATGAAAAGTTAATGGTCACTGCATTAGAAGAAGAAATTAAAAAAGCTTCTAAAATTGCTAGACGTTACAAGGAAGAAACTTTAAATGAGGTAAGAAATTAGTTTCCACTTTTGTGTTAACTAAGGTATAGTTTTATTAAATTGGTCGAAGTATAAATTAGATCAAATTGAATTTAAAAGCTCATCTAAATAGGTGGGCTTTTTTATTGCCCTTTTAAAAGCTCGGATCCTCACGGAGACCGAGTTTTTTTATTTTTAATATTGCTTCTAGGAACAAAACAACATGACTATGACAAATGCAGAATTAGAGAATGAACTTCTTGCGGTAAAAACGGAGCTAACATCCCTAAAGCAGGCAGTAAATGCAAATGCTTCGGCAATCACTACTAACACTACAGCAATTTCAAAAAAAGCTGATGCAACGGCAGTAAGTGCTGTTACAACACGAGTTACTGCTGTTGAAAATGCTAATGTAAGCCAGGGGAATTCAATTACTTCTTTGAATAATGGCTTAAATGCGGTTCAGACACGCGTTACTGCATTAGAAAATAAATAAATAAAAAACTCGGTCCCAAATGGAGACCGAGTTTTTTTATATCGAGTAAAACTGGGGACGAAGCACTGCGGTAACAGTACTTCGACCTCCTGACAGACTTAGACTGTCAAAAGCAAGCCCAGCCTATCGTGCACACGACTGGTGAAGGCTACCAAAATATTAATGCTTTTGCACAGGAAAATTTAATGCAATTAATCAATTGTAGATCGTGTGGCCGTTTACTAGCTAAAGGAACATATCAAACCTTAGAAATTAAGTGTCCACGATGTAAAGCAATTAATTTATTGAGCATCTCGAATGCCCCACTAGATCGCCAGGAGCGACGCTGAGTGGATATTAAATGGAGCAAAAACTCAAATCTAAAAACTTACCTCATCATATTGGTTATGGTTCAGTTTGTTCAGGTATTGAAGCAGCAACAGTCGCATGGCACGGGCTTAAATGGAAAGCAGAATGGTTTGCTGAAATTGAAAAGTTTCCTAGTGCCTTATTAGAACATCATTACCCTGAAGTAAGTAACTTGGGGGATATGACTAAGATTGCTGAAAAGATACGAAGGCGTGAAATTGTAGCGCCTGAAGTCTTGGTTGGAGGTACACCTTGCCAATCATTTTCAGTAGCTGGAGCAAGAAAATCTATGAATGACGAGCGCGGACAATTAACAATCGCGTTTGTTGATTTGGCCAATGCAATTGATGAAGTGAGATTAGAAGATGGAAAAGAGCCTTGCATTATCGTCTGGGAAAATGTTCCAGGAGTGTTCTCAACAAATGACAACGCCTATGGATGTTTTTTGGGAGCATTGGTCGGAGAAGATGATCAGCTTAAGCCAGCAGGGAAAAAATGGAAGAACGCTGGTTTCGTGTTTGGACCACAAAGGGCAATCGCTTGGCGCACCCTCGACGCCCAACATTTCGGAGTGGCCCAACGACGCAGACGTGTGTTTGTTATCGGAAGTGCTAGAAAAGGGTTCCGTCCCGAGCAAATATTATTTGAGTTCGGTGGCTTGCGAAGGGATTCTGCGCCGATCCGCAGCACGAGGAAAGAAGTTGCCAGAGCAATTCGAACAGGCGCTAAAACTTCAGTCGAAGCTAATGTAACAAGCTGGATAGGACCAAAAGATCCTATTGGGGCATTGTGTAAAGGTGATGAAAGAGGGTTAGGTAATCAATCAGTAGAGCAAGGAAAATTACTTTTCAATGAGGACTATCTTTATTGTGGGTCTGAAGCCGATGCTTGTACAGATATCGCTTTACAGATAAGCCCCACATTACGTTCAGGCGGTGGGACTGGCTCAGTAAAACCTATTGCTAATGTTTTTTCTTTCCCTGGAAATTGGATAGGGCGAAAACCTGAAAATGGTGGAAACTCTACACAACCAATAAGTGAATTATCACCATGTCTTACTAAAACAGATGTACATGGAGTTTGCTTACAGCAAAACAGTCGCGATGAAGTTCGATTGATTGGAGGGGATGGATCGCATGCAGGTGCTTTAACTGCCCAGCCAGGAACACGTGGTCAGAACTTAATTTTAAATAAACCAGGAATAGTTCGTCGTTTGATTCCCATTGAGTGTGAACGATTGATGGGCTTTCCAGATAATTACACGCAAATCCCTTACAACGGGAAGCTTGCTGAAAATTGTCCTGATACTAGGCGTTATGCAGCATTAGGTAATTCAATGGTAGTGCCTGTTATGAAGTGGCTTGGTGAAAGAATAAATCAGTATTTACTTGCGACTTATTGTTGCAGGTAGTTTAGCCGTAGAAATTGCGGCACAAACAGCCCCTCTAAAAAATGGTTATTGGAGGGGCTTTTTCTTTTGGAGAAATAAATATGCGTATGAGTCGAATTCTATTAGCAGCTGCAACAGGATTAATGGCTTTTAATCCAAGTCTCAATGCTTTAAGCGCAATGGCTGCTGCTGGGGGAGAAGCTTCCCCATTTGCTTACAAGTCTAAAGAACCAGGAAGCAAACCAAATAAATTAAGCCAAAAGAAAAAACGCCTTATTGCTCGTCGTCTAAATAAACATAAGTGAACTGTATATGGACAAAAATGAAGCTAAAAAAAACCTAGATAAATATTCTTTGGAGTTGGAGCGTTATCAAGGTTTATCACGTACTGGTCTAAGCCGCGATGAGATGCTTGTTATTGACAGAATAATTGTCCGTTTAAAAGAGCAGATAAAGAATTTACGGACTGCTTTAGATGGATGAGAAACAATATTATAAGCTCACAGGCAAAAAGGAACATAAAAACAAGCCCAAAAATAAACCTTTACCTAAAGCCACAGAAAACTATTTAAAAGCAGAAGAAGATTTTGCAAAGGCTTTAGATTTTTTTGAAATCAAATATGAAAAGAAATTTCATCTTAAATCTACAAAACGTTGGCGTTTCGACTTTCATTTAATTGAATACAGGATATTAGTTGAAATTGCGGGTGGGCCTTGGTCAGCTGGTAGAAAGCGAAAACAAATTTCTTACGATGCGGATCGTGAAGACACAGCTCTTGAGCTGGGATATACGATTGTTCGTATTGAGTCTGCATCTAGATTTAAGATTAATGAATTAGGTCCATTACAGGTACAAGCACACTTTGCAAGCCAGTGGATTAAGAATTTAAAGAGGCACACTTTTAATGGACCAGATCAGACCATTCCCCCCAACTGCCTTACTTGATCAAGCTGAAGCTGAGGAGGCTATACGTTTAGCGCCAGCTCCGGATTTAAAAGAATGGGTTATGAAAAACTTTTTAACTTTGAATGGTCCACTTCATAACCCTGATCATGATCACATTGCTGAATTGCTGGAAGATAGTGAAAGTTTTTTAGCATTTGCTTGGGCATCATCTGCATTTAAAAGCAAACAGGCTTATGTGCTAGGGCAATGTGAAAAGGTAATGTTTAATCAGGGTGGGTGGAAGAAAGTTCGACAAGAGCAGCAAATGAGAGATTGGTTCGGTTATGTTCCAACTTATTTGATCACCATTGATGCCTCATTTTGTGATGAAGCTACTGACAGTGAATTTTGTGCGTTGCTGGAACATGAGCTCTATCACATAGGAGTGATGAGGGATGATGATGGTGAAATTATTTACAGTGATAGTACTGATTTACCAAAGCATTACTTAGCTGGACACGATGTTGAAGAGTTTATTGGTGTCGTTAAGCGTTGGGGTGCGAGTGAGAGTGTCAAACGTCTTATTGAAGTTGCAAAGAACCCGCCGTTTGTAACTGAGCGTGACATATCAAAATGCTGCGGGAACTGTGTAATCAATTGAGCCTTCTGGCTCTTTTTTTTGCTTTATTTGTCATACGTAGTCATACGGAGAGGTATATATGGCAGCCTTAAAAGAGCCTGTAAAAATATTTATAGTTCAAGCTCTTGCATGCCGTGATACCCCTCAAGAAGTTGCAGATCAGGTAAAACAAGAGTTTGGTATTGATATCGATCGGATGCAATGTTCTTCATACGATCCAACTAAAGCGGCTGGGCGAAATCTTAGTCAGAAATTTAAAGACCTTTTTGAAAAAACCAGAGAAGAATTTGATGCTGGTTTAATCGATATTCCGATTGCAAATAAATACTACCGTTTACGGATGTATCAAAAGTACTTAGAAAAAACTAAAAATGTAAAAGCAGGAATGAAGATTCTTGAACAAGCTGCAAAAGATATCGGTGGTCAGTTTACCAACCGCCAAGAAATTACAGGCAAAAACGGCGGACCTCTTCAAACTGTTAATTCGGATGTTCCAATTCCTAAAGAGGACTATTTAAAAGCGCGGGAGGAAGTATTGAATGAGTACTGATGCGGCTCGGGATAAAGCAATCCAGATCGAGGCGCAAGAGGATTTATATTTCTTCACAAGGTACATGTTCAAAGAGCGCCGTGGTTATAAATGGATGCAGAACTGGCACCACTTAGAAATCTGTGAAGCTTTAATGAAAGTTTATCGCGGAGAAACTAAGCGGTTAATTATTAACGTTCCACCTCGTTATTCTAAAACAGAGATTGCTGTAATTAATTTTATGGCTTGGTGTTTTGGAAAGAACCCTGACTCTGAATTTATTCATATTAGTTATTCAGCAATGCTTGCTGCGAATAACGCCTTTCAGATACGTAGTCTTGTGCAAGAAAAGTCCTATAGAAAGGTATTTCCTGAACTTACTTTACGTGATGACAGTAAAGCAAAAGACTTTTGGCGTACCTCTGATGGCGGTGTTTGTTATGCGACTGGTACGGGCGGTACCATTACGGGTTTTGGTGCTGGTAAATTACGTGAAGGCTTTGGCGGCTGTATCATTATTGATGACCCGCATAAAGCACATGAAGCATCTTCAAAAACTATTCGTGAAGGTGTAATTGATTGGTTCCAAAATACACTCGAGTCGCGTACTAACTCACCAGATACGCCAATTATTGTCATTATGCAGCGTCTACATGAAGATGATTTAGCGGGTTGGTTGTTAGGTGATAGAGAGGATGGTGTGCCTGTTGCTGGTGGTAACGGAGAAGTTTGGGAACATCTTTGCCTTTCAGCAATTCAAGAAGATGGTTCAGCTTTATGGCCAGCAAAGCATAATATTCAAAAGTTGAGGCAAATGGAGCAAGCCGCTCCGTATGTCTTTGCCGGGCAATACCGACAATTACCATCACCGCCAGCAGGCGGTTTTTTTAAGCCTGACAATATTGAAATTGTTGACGCATTACCGGCTGACATTATCAAACAAGTTAGGGGGTGGGATTTTGGAGCATCTGAAAATGAAGGTGACTTTACCGCTGGGGTAAGAGAAGCCTTAGGCGCTGATGGTTATACATACATTGTAGATGTCACAAGAGGTCAGCTTGGTCCAGACAATGTAAATAAGCGATTAAAGCAAACCACAGAGCTTGATGGTAAGGGCGTTATGGTTCGAATCCCACAAGATCCCGGTCAAGCTGGTAAAGCGCAGGCAAAATCATTTGTGAAATTGCTAGCCGGATACAACGTAAAAGCCCAAACCGTTTCTGGTGATAAGAGTACCAGAGCACAGCCATTTGCAGCTCAAGTTAATGCTGGGAATGTAAGGATGCTCAGAGGACCTTGGAACAAAGATTTTATTGAGGAGCTACGCAACTTTCCTAATGGCTCGAATGATGACCAAGTAGATGGTGGCTCTGATGCGTTTAATGAATTGCATGGAGGTTTTGAAACCTTCTTTACTGATATGGGATTTGCACGATGACTGATGCAGTTAAATTTAAACATCCTAGTTATATTGATAATTACCCGCTATGGGAAAAACTGGATGATATTTGTCGTGGACAGGAAGCAGTAAAAGAAAAGAGGGAAAAATATTTACCTCGTAATAATCCGCAAGATAAATCAGCAGAAGCAATGGGTTATTACGATTCTTACTTACAGCGTGCTGTATTTTATGGTGTGACCAAGACAACATTAGGGAGTTTGATTGGTGCAGCTTTTGCTACAGATCCAGCATTTAAATATCCAGATAAACTGGATCACTTAAATCGAAATGCTAACGGCGCTGGATTAAGTATTTATCAGGTTTCTCAGGGAGCTTTGCGACTAATACTTAAGCACTATCGGTGTGCTTTGTATGTTGACTTTCCTTCTGTTGCACCATCAAAAAATGTAGCTGAGGATAAAATCAAAAATGCTTACCCAATGATTCATTTGCTTTCAGCAAAGTCAGTAATCAACTGGGGCAGCATCACAATCAATAATCAAAGAAAGTTGAATCTAGTTGTAATTTACGAGGTTACATCTGAACGTTCACCTGATGGCTTTACGTTGGTTAATCAAGAACAATATCGAGTGTTACGTCTTGAGGATGCTGGAGGCGGTGACTTCATATATACCGTTGAAGTTTTCGCGGATAATGGGAAAGACTCTATGGAAAGCCTAGGGAAAGTAATTCCTACTGACTGCAACGGTAATTCTTGGGATTACATTCCTTTCACCTTTGTTGGGGCAATTGATAACTCTGATGAGATTGATACTGCACCGCTTCTGGATCTGGCTAATCTAAATATTGCACATTACCGTGATAGCGCAGATTTTCAAGAATCAGTTTATTACATGGGGCAACCTCAATACTTTGCCCATGGTGTTGATTGGACTTGGTTCGATGAAGCAAAAAAACGCGGAATTTATATTGGTGCAAAAACCTTATTGCCATTTCCACCAGGTGGTGGAATCGACATTGCACAAGCTTCTCCTAATACACTTTCACGTGAAGCGATGAAAGATAAGTGGGATCAAATGAAAGAACTTGGAGCAAGGTTAGTTGAGCCTGGTTCTGCAACTCAAAAAACTGCAACACAATCTGATAATGATGACGCCGTTCAACATTCTGTTTTATCTTTATGTATTGTGAATGTCAGTGAGGCAATGACGAATGCTCTTCGTTGGTGTGCTAAATATGCAATGTCAGATGTAGATAATTTAAGTGATGACGAACTTGTTTATGAGGTGAGTAAAGAGTTTAGTAAACAAGGATACTTGGCAGATTTATCAAAACAATTATACGAAGCAGCGATTCAAGGAAGAAGTTCATTTAAGACTTGGTGGGAATACAACCAAACTGGAATGTTCCCTAAACTAACTTATCAGGAAGAGCAAAAAAATATTGAAGCTGAAAGGGATGGGACATTGAATCAAGAGGTAAGTTGATATGGCAGTAGATATCAAAAACCTTTTGGAAGTACTCACTCAACACCAAGCTTATCTTTATCGTGCTTCTTCGCAATCTGTAAGTGAATTATTAGGCTTATTCAATGATGATACGAATGCAATGCTGTCAAAGCTTCGTGAACTATTGGATGAGCTTAGCGATTCAGAAAAGCTTGCTTTAGCTGGTGGTAAGTACACCACATCAAATTTAAGAGAAATAAAGGATTTAATTTCTCAATGGTTCGTAAGTGTCAACACAAGCCTACCTGAAGCTTTCGCCGTTTCAGCCACTGCTTTTGCAGTATATGAAGCGAATTATATTGCCAAGCTTTATGGCGGTAAGATCAAAAAGCCTGATGGTGAAAAGCTTTACTCAGCAGCAAAAAAGGTTCCGTTAGCAGGCGGTGCACTTGTCGATGATCTTCTATCAAGGATTGCTGAAAGTGCTCGTCAAAGGGTTGAATATGCTATTCGTGATGGAATTAGCTCTGGTAAAACGAATCAGGAAATTGTTCAACGTATTCGCGGTACCAAGCGGCTGAATTATGAAGATGGGATATTAACTAGCACAAAAGCTGACATCGACCGTACTGTACGGACAGTTCGAAGTCATGTTGCTAATCAAGCATATTTGGATAGCTACAAACAAATAGGCTTTGAATATGTCCGATTTGTTAGTGTGTTGGATGGTAGAACATCAAAACTTTGTGCGTCATTGGATGGAACCATATGGGAAATTAACGATCCAGCCAAACGCGTACCGCCGTTGCATCCGCATTGCCGAAGTATATTGGTTGCAGTTGATAAAGATGGAAAATTAGTTGGCCTGCGCCCATTTGTCATGGATGAGCGTCGAGTAAAAGACATTCCCAAGGATGAACGAGATCAATTAATTGGGCAGCTAGATGCAAATACAACATTTAAGGACTTCTTTAAGAAAACTGATGATTTCTTTCAAAAAGAATGGTTAGGGCCAAAACGCTTCAAACTCTATAAAGAAGGCAAGTTTGATTTTGATAAATTCTTTGACCCTGACGGGCAGCTTTACACACTCGAACAACTTAGAAAGTTGGATGAGAAAACATTTAAAGAGTTGGGCTTATGAATTTTAATCTGAGTGGTGAAGGAAAATTACAGCTATCCACGCGAGATAAATTCAGAATGCGAAGATGGTTTAGAAAGCTCGAAAAAGGAACTCTTAAAACTAAACATTAATTCTTAACAGTTCTTTTAAATATGGGAGTTAGACAGGTGAGTGAATCAAGACATTTAGTTCTTAAGCGCCATCCAACATTGATAGGTTATTTAGTTATATGTGATGAAGAAACTGGTTTGCCATTAGCTGGTCAAAGAGAAGTTCAGATGATTAGTAATGATCAAGGTGGACCAGCATTAGTTACTGTGACTTTTGAAGCTTATGGCGGTAATGGTGTTCGCTTAGTGGGTGATGAACCTAGAGCCATTTCTACAAAGAAAACGTAGCGAAAGGTGTCACAAATGACTGAAAAGAAAATCAATATGTCTGATGCTCAGTACATTTTGAGCACAAAGCAAATTCTAGTGCCTTTTATTCGAATCAAGATTTCAAGAGCCATGGCAATTTATGGTTATTCATTTGAAAGAATGAAAGCTCTTTCAATCCTTTAATTAAAACTTTATTTCAACCATAGCACCTTCGGGTGCTTTTTTTATGTGAGGTCGTCATGACACAGCAAGCACAAACTCTTCAAGAACTTGTACAAAATGTTGAATATTTCAATGTTGATCATTTATCACCAGATGTACCTCCTAAGCGAATTATTTGCATCTTGAAACTTCACTCTGGAGTGCAAGTTAATGGTGAGTATTTCGTTCCTGAAGGGTCTCCAGTCAGTGATTACAATCCATTTGCCCTTACAGCTGCGATTGAAAACTTAAAGCAGCTCGGATTTGAAATTATTGAACCTCATGCTGAGCCACAAGTTATTGAAGGTGAGGCTGTAGAAGTAGTTCAAAATACAGATGACCCATCACTTAAAGCGGTTGAAGCACCAACAATTGAAAATCTTGAATCCCGTGTAAGTAGCACAGGTTCGAGTGGTAGCTCGTATGATATTCATCATTCAAAACTTCATACTATTGAAGTATTGACCTCACTTTTAAAAGCTCCTCGAGTAAATCCCAAAGTTTTAGACGCAGCAAATACAAAACTTGTTAATCTTATCGAAAAGCTTTAATCATCAATGCAAATTGGTTGAAAATTAGGAGTAAGAAATGTCAAATACTGAAAATCAAACAGAACTAGAAATTCAAAATAAAGGTTTAGATGCGCCACGCTTAGCACCTAATAATATTGATGCCAAAATTAAGTCAGAAGAGTTTCACTTACTACCACACAATATAACGGTTTGTATTCTTGTATTAGAAAATGGCTATAAAGTTACTGGATTAAACCATGCAAGTGTAAGCCCTGAAAATTTTGATGCAGAAATGGGTCGGAATCTTGCCTATCAAGATGCGCGTCGAAAAATATGGGAGTTAGAAGGTTATCTTCTTAAAGAAAAGTTATACCAGGCTCAACTCGATAGCCAGTTTTAAAAATTAACAGAAATGAAGCGTCCTTAGGGGGCGCTTTTTTTATGCCTGCCGAAAGCGGATGCAGACGGCGAAACGGGTGGATACCCATTTTTAGATGAAAGGTTGGAAAGCCATGAAAGTTAAAACAGTAACGATTGAAGGTAAAGTTTTCGCAGAAGTAGATGCTCAAGGAAATCCTGTCTATATCCATGACGATGGAAAAGAGGCTGGTTTTGATGCACCACACGCAATGCAAAAAATTAATACCCTTAATGGAGAAGCTAAAGGCCATCGAGAAGCTAAAGAAGCAGCGGAAACTGCTCTAAAAGCATTTGAAGGTCTGGATGCGGAAGCAGCTCGTAAAGCAATTGGTGTTGTCCAGAATCTGGATAACAAAAAATTGATTGATGCTGGTGAAGCTGAACGTGTTCGTACAGAAGCAATCGAATCAGTTAAGCAAACCTATGAAACGCAAATTCAGGAAATCACAAAGCAACGCGATGAATTTCAAACTAATTTGCAAAACGAGTTAATCGGCGGTGGTTTCTCACGTTCTGACTTTATCAAACAAAAACTGTCCGTACCGGCAGATATGGTTCAAGCCACATTCGGTAAAAACTTCAAAATCGAAGATGGCAAACCTGTCGCTTATGACAACAACGGACAAAAAATCTATTCCCGCACAAATCACGGTGATCCTGCCAGCTTTGATGAAGCTTTAGACATTTTGGTCAGTGGCTATCAATACAAAGATTCAATCTTGAAAGGTAATCAAGGATCTGGTGGTGGTTTTAAAGGTCAGGGTGGACAAGGAGGCGGTAAATCAATGTCTCGTGAAAGCTTTGAACAATTAAAACCTACAGAACGAGCTAAGTTCTTCCAAGACGGCGGACAACTTACAGATAATTGATAAAAGGTAATTTAAAATGTCAAACACACTTACTGGCTTAATGCCTGATTTATACGAAGCTTTAAATGTAATCTCTCGCGAGCTTACAGGTTTTATTCCTGCTGTAATGCGCGACTCTGGTATCAGTCGTGCAGCACTTGGTGAAAGCGTCAAAGTACCCGTAACTACTGTTGAACAATCGCAAGACACTATTCCAGGAGTAGTTGCTCCAGATACAGGTGATACTGATATTGATTCAGTTACTGCCACAATTTCAAAATCTAAGCATGTACCAGTACGTTGGAATGGTGAAGAAACTCTTTCACTTAGTAATACTGGAATGTTTAGCTCTATCCAAGCACAACGTTTCTATCAAGCAATGCGAACCTTGGTTAATGAAATTGAGCATGATGTTTGGCTTGAAGCATATAAAAATGCCTCAGTAGCTTATGGTACGCCTGGTGCTACGCCTTTTGCTGTTGCCGCTGATATGACGGACTTTGCGGGAATTTTGGGAGCGCTTGAAATTAATGGTACCCCCACGAATGATTTGCAACTAGTCCTTGGTCATAACGCTATTGGTAACCTACGTGGTAAGCAATCTGGACTGTTTAAAGTTAATGAAGCTGGTCGAGAAGACATGCTTCGTAATGGTATGACTGATCGAATCATGAATATGGCGATTCGTCATTCGCATCCAATTGGTGTCCATGTTAAGGGTACTGGCGCAGGCTATTTAACTAATGGGGCTGCGGCAATTGGTCAAACAGTAATTCCTGTTGATACTGGCACAGGAACAATCAAGCAAGGTGATTTAATTAATTTTGCTGGTGATGCAACTCAATATGTATCAGGTGGTTTAGTAGGTAACAACCTCACCTTAAACAAAAATGGGTTGCTTCTTCCTGCAGCTGATAATTCAGAAATCACTCTGGGGAAAAACTATGTTGCTAACGTAGGTTTTGCACGTTCAGCAATTGCATTAGCAACACGTGCACCTGCCTTACCTAAAGGTGGTGATAGCGCGGATGATGTGACTCAAATTGTAGATCCTTTAACAGGTCTTGCATTTGAAGTAGCGGTATACCGCCAGTTCATGCAAGTTGTTTACCATGTGCGTTTGGCATGGGGTGTTAAAGCGGTTAATCCAGATCATATTGCTTTATTACTAGGCTAATTCATTAAGGGCGAATTTATTTCGCCCTTTTTTTAATTCTTAAGAAGGAATGCTCTTATGAGTCGCATTGAAACAGTAGCTATTAAAGATGGTAATAGCTTTCGAATGATTAATGCTGATCGCTTTGACCCAGCTATTCATGAAAAATATACAAATCAAGTTAATGACTTGGTAACTCAAACAGCCACTTCATTGGCGACCGTCAATGTTGAGGTTGGCATCACGCCAGAATTGCAAGAAGTCATTGATGAAACAAAGGCTGAGTGCCTTAAAGTTACGGAAGAAAACACTCAGTTGAAGCAGCAAGTTGCAGCTTTAGAGCAAGTGAGTAGCAATAATTCAGAACTATTTTCTGAAAATTCACGCTTAAAAGATGAATCCATCCAAACTGGCAAGGCACTGAAATTAGCCGAGGAACAAGCTGAAGGATATAAAGCTGAACTAAATAGTTTCAAAAATGATATTGCTGCAATGCAAGCGCGTATTGCAGAGCTTGAAGCAGGTACAGGTACAACAGCTCAACCTGAAGAATCAAATCAAAATGATTATGAAGGCTGGACAAATGATCAGCTCAAAGAGTTTTTAGCCAGTAAAAACATTGGCTATAAACCATCAGCAACAAAACCAGAACTTCTTAAATTAATCCCGAAGGAATAATGATATGAGCTTTATCACCATAGATGACGCAAATTCAATTTTGGGCAGCGATTTTGCACCAGATAGTGATAAAGCTCGTCTGGTCAAACTTGCTAATGCGTGGATGAAAAAACGAATAGGATTTGTGCCCGATCCTATAGACCCATTACTTAAAGACGCAGCTTGTGAAATCGTGAATGGCATTCTGGCTCAAGTGATTTACAACGGTAAAGAGCAGCTGCTTAAACGAAAGAAAGTTAAAGCTGATTCAGTAGAGTCTGAAAAAGAATTTCAAGACGGCTCTGAGGCTATTTCGAGCTACGAACAAATAGCGATTGATTATATTGATTCTCTGGACCTAAAAAATCCGAATAGTAGTTTCAATGGTCTTAGTATTCCATTAATCAGGGTGTGATATGGGCTTACGTGACGAAATTCAGGCAGATATTGCTGAAGCATTTGACGAGGATCTAGCAGACGCTGTTCGTCCTTTTACGTGTGACAGGGTTGTTAGTACCAACTGGAACCCTAAGACAAATACTTCAGAAGATGTCATTGAGCATTATAAAGGGCGTGGTGTTCTATTTGGTTCATACAACCAATATCAGGTTCAAACGCTTGGAGTACTAGCCACAGATAAAAAGGCAACTGTACTGCAAAATGAAGTGACCATGGTGCCGAAAATTGATGATGAGTGGGTGACGGCGCAGGGTACTTATCGTGTTATGCACATTCAACAAGATCCAGCAGCGACTATTTGGAAGTGTCAGTTGAGGAGAGTGTAATAATGTATTGGGTTGCATATAAATTTCATGAAAGTGTTCAGGTAGTTCCTAAAGATGATTTAAAACCACACTCATTTTTTCATTGTGAATGCCATCCTAAGATTGTGGACGGAGTTTTTGTTCATAACTCATTTGATGGTAGAGAGGCCACTGAAACACTCTTACCAAGCTAAAAGGATGGCCATGGTTAATACAGATTATGTGCCTGAGTGGTACACCTCACCGTTTCAACATGTCAAATATACACTCGCAAGAAATCAGCTACACATGGATCTTTTATTTGAAGACATGGGCAAAGCTGATCAATTCTTAGATATGGGTGCAGATGCTCAAGTTAGTTCCTTTTCTGATGGTGCTTATGCAATTGTCCAAATAGGTGACAGGGGGGATAAGGACCAATTACAAGTTTATGGACTGCTTTTACACGAAGCTGTCCATGTCTGGCAGATAGTAAAACGGAGAATGGGTGAACGCGAGCCAAGTGTTGAATTTGAAGCATATTCAATTCAGTCAATTGCACAAGACCTATTTGAAATGTACGAAGAAAGCGAGGTTTGAGATGTTTCATAGTGCGAATGATGGCAAAGGTAACCGTCAGGTATTTGTAAACGGCAATCCAATCAAAAGGGTTTTGTGGGCAAATGAAGAGCAAGGTTTGGTTTGCTACTTTCCATATCCACTGAAAATTAACAGGCGTAAAACAAATATCTATACAAGGTTATTAAAGGGCAAGGTAAGAGTGGAGATGATTGATGGGATGGAAGGGGAAAAAGCCAACTGATTTTAGTTTTGAGGTGACTAAAACAGCAGAAGACCAAGTAAAGAAAATCGTCATGGATACAGTGCAATCACTTGTTGTTTCTAGTCCTGTTGATACTGGAGCCTACCGAGCTTCGCATATTGTTTCAATTGGCTCTGGCGATTTTGGTGTACGTGGCCCTGAAACAAATGCTTTGCAGGATGCAGCCATACAAGCCGTTAAGATTAAGCTGGGCAACCTAATCTATATCCAAAACAATAAGCCATATGCTGAGCGCTTAGAAAATGGCTGGTCTGATCAAGCACCACAGGGTATCTACAGCACTACGTTTACTTATATTTCTCAAAAGTATGGTGGTTAAGATGGCAATGACTTTAGAGCAAGCTAGACAAGCAATTGCAGACCGTATGATGAGTTTTGAAGGTATTGCTCAGGAAAGAATTCAATACCCTAATGCTCCAGGCTTTACGGTGCCAACAAAAGGCTTGTGGTGCCGATTAACCATTAAAGGTGGTTCTAGTTTTATTGCTGGACTTGCTGATGATCCAACTATACGCCGTACTGGGAATATTTTAATTCAATGTTTCGCAAGACTTGATACTGGTGACATGGACATAACGAAACTTAGTGATGCTTTGCTTGCTCATTTTGAATGTTTCAGTATCGACCATTTGAAATTCTGGCAAGGACAAACAATTGATGCGGGTAAAGATGCTGATTTTATACAACACAATGTGACAGTTGCTTTTACGGTGAATTGATATGACAAAAAGATACTTTGAAACTTTAACTGGTGAGGTTCTATCCGTTGAAGTTTCACATGAAAGCCCTTGCAGTCATAAAACTGCTGAATATTTGAGAATAGATAGTCTAGGTCATTCATCTATTTGGATGTGTAGCAAATGTGGGCATAAATTCAACGAAAGCCAATTAAAAGCTGTGGTGAAAACATGATTGAAAGTAAACCAGATATGTCAATTTATAATCCATTCAAACTGTATGACGAAGAAGATGATGTGAATTGCCGCCACAACCAAGTTGAAACAGCATGTCATAGTTTTGACGGCAATCATTTATGGAAGTGCTCTAATTGCGGGAAGAAATTTCGTAACGAAGAAATAGAAGCACTCAAAGAAGAACACAGAAAGAATCAGTAATTATTAAATAGCTAACTCACACCGCCTTATGGCGGTTTTTTTTCGCCAGAAATTTAGTGGCCACCTTCGGGTGGCTTTTTTTATGCCTAACGTTTGGAGTAATAAGACATGTCGAGTGGTGCACGTCAGATAACACAAATTGCAAAAGAAACAACGGTCGGTACAACACCGTCCCCTTTTGCTCGTACTACCTTTGAATTTACTGAAAATGGCTTAGATGCAACAGTAACAAAAGAGGATTCAAATTCAATTACCAGCGGACGTATTGCACGTGCGTCAATGATTACCGGTGCAGAGTATGCCGGTGAATTAAAATGCGAGGCAAAATATAGCCCCTTAGTTCAAGATCTGATGGCCGCAGCAGCTTTTAATAACTGGGCATCTAATGTTTTAACTTTTGGGGGTACTCTTCGCCAAACATTCTCAGTTTTACGCGGCTTTGATGATGTAAATGACTACCATGTTTTCCGTGGCTGCCATGTAAACACTTTTGGAATTGATATTCCCGAGGCGGGATTAATCACCATGACTTTCGGCCTAATGGCCCTCGGTCGCACAAATTTTTCTACTGCTCCAACTGGAACAATTACGGCCGCTGATAATAGCGCTAAATTATCGAATGTCTCTGTAGGTGATATTTTGATTGATGGCGTTTCTCAAGCGGGAATTTCATGCCTGACAGCTTTTACATTTAATTGGGATAACACTATGCAGCTTCAACGCTGCTTGGGTGGTGGTATCAATGCGCGTGCTATTTTGGAAATGCTTGCCGCTGGTACTGGTTCATTTACCGCAGCTTGGTCCCGTAATACATCTGATATGTATGAAAAGCAATTCACTAATAAAACGATTTCTTTAAAAGTTCCAATCACTGATGTGGATGGAAATAAATATGAAATCTTTATCCCTAAAGCAGAAATTACCGCTCCTTTGCCTAGTGGTGGTACTGCTGATCTTTTAAATGCTTCTTTTGAATATAAAGTTGTGGAAATTGCCCCAACGATTACACGTACACCAGCAGTAGTTCCTGCGCCTTAATTAATCAATCTGATAGCAGCCTAAACGGCTGCTTTTTTTTTGGAGTTAAACATGGCTTTAAAAGTAAGCATTCAGACCAGTAAAACCGTTAGTAAATGGCGTAAGTACGTTGATGAGGAGGGTAATGTACTAGCAGAGTTTAAAATCCGTGGCATGTCTTATAAACCCTATCAAGTTGCACTTGAACGAGCAAATAACCAAATTTCGTCTAAAGGCTATGATGTAAGTAAGGCTAGCAAAGAAGACAAGCTTTATCATGAGCTACTTTTAGAAGCTGCTGCATGTCATTTAATTGAAGACTGGAAAGGCGTTGTTTTTGAAGAAGAGAATGCCGATAAAGAAATCGTAGTAACAGAGCCAGAATATTCACACGAAAATGCCACAAAGCTTTTAAATATGGGCGATATTGGTGTTTCAATTTGGTTATATGTAAGACAAGAAGCTGAAAAAATCCAAATAGAAACTGACTCCTATAAGGATGAAGTCGTGGGAAAGCCCTCCAACTCTACAACTGGTCCAAGTTCAACTCAGAAGAAGAAGCGAGCGACTACAGCCAGAAGCAAGCCGCAATCGCCAAAGCCTTAAATCTAAAAAAACCTCAAGAGTTTGAGAAGCCTGAGTATTCGTTTACCTCTCATGCAATTCTATCTGCGTACAACGTGATTTCACGTTCAAGACGCTATGAGCAGGGAATTCCCTTAGCTTTGGATATCTCATCAATATCTGCATACTGTGAACATTATGAACTGCCAGTTGAAAGAGATATCTTTAACGACTGTATTTTTGCGATGGATAATATTTTTCTTGATGACTCGCATAAAAAAATGAAGAAACCTATTAAAAAATAACTCTAGAGGTATTTACTAAAAATAACTCTAGGGTTATAATTGTCTCATCAAGTTAATAAGGGGACGGTGTGAAAAGTCTGGATTTAGTCAAAATGATTGAAGCAGACGGTTGGTATTTGGACAGGATTAAAGGTAGTCATCATCACTTTAAACATCCAACCAAAAAGGGAATAGTTACTATCCCTCATCCTAAAAAGGATTTACCAAGCGGAACTGTTAAGAACATTTTGAAGCAAGCGGGTCTAAAGTGACCCGCTTCAATCAGACCCATATAGTCCTATATTTCACAGTACGATTTTGTACAAGAGGTGAGTGCAATGTTGTATCCAATTGCTATTGAAAGAGGTACAGACACCGAAGCCTTTGGTGTCACAGTTCCAGATATTCCTGGATGTTTTAGCGCAGGCGACACATTAGAGGAAGCTATCGAGAACGTTAAAGAGGCTATTTCAGGACATTTAGAAATCTTAGCTGAAGATGGTGAGGAAATTCCATTAGCATCTGATGTAAGTAAGTTTATAGATCTAGTTGATTATTTAGGTATGATCTGGGCAGTGACTGAGGTTGATGTAAGCCGCTACTTGGGCAAGCCAGAAAAAATCAATGTAACTTTACCAAGTCGTTTAATCCATATAATTGATGAAAATGTAGGTAAAGGTAAGAGATATAAGACTCGATCTGCCTTTTTGGCCGCTGGTGCCGAAAAGCTACTACATGCTTAAATAGAGAAGCCACTCAATCGAGTGGCTTTTTTATTTCCCACCTGTTAAATTTTATCCATTAAAAAAGATGGATAATTTCATGAAAAAATTAATTTTATTGAGTTTAATGATTGCCAGTTTTTCACATGCTGAAATTGTTAAGAATTCAAAAGGAGAGAAAGTTGAACTTAAAAACGATGGAACATGGTTATTAATTGGTAAGTCTAATTCAACAAAAATAGAGAATGGAAAAGAGTTTTTTGCAGATGTGGCTGATGGTTCCGGAAAGCTCACTAAAATTAAAGTCTATGCAAAAGTAGATAATGGCCCGATAAGATTGTTTAGCCAGTCGGAAGTAATAGAAAAGATCAGATCAACAGCCGAAATTGCAAAGATTGGATTAAAGAATAAATATTCCTTTGTACCAAAAGTTGCATACGTGGAGCAGGAAGGAACAGGTTTAACTATCAATCTTGAATACACTGGTGAAAATAGTTATGGAGCAGCAACTGTTGGACAACAGAAATCTAACTATGCGCTAGATTCAAATGACAAGTTAAAAATGTATTAAACATTCAAAATATACAAAACCCGCAATTTTGCGGGTTTTTTATTGCCCAGAGGAAAGTAGAATGACCCAAGAATCACGTTTAGTCATTGTTATTGATTCAAAGAATGCTGAACGAAATGCCAAAGCGTTGGCTGAAGAAATGTCTAAGGTTACCAATCGCGGTGATTCTGCTTCTCAGTCTACAAAAGATATGGGTAAACAGTTTTCAGTTACTAATAACATAGTTCAAAACTTTAATACCACTGTTAACAATACTAATAATTCAGTTCAAAAAACGGTTGAAGTAACAAGACAAGCTACACAACAAAGTCAGAAGTATTCTCAAGAAATTAAAAATACAACTCAGGTAATCGATAAACAGGAAAGATCTATTCATTCATATGGGACTTCGATTAGTGCTTTAGCTGGCTATATGGTTGGCTTGGTTACGGTCGGATCTGCCGTAAGTAAGATGGATCTTTATACTGGTATTAATAACAAACTGAAATTGGTTACTAATAACCAAGAAGAATTAAATCTGGCAATGAATGATACTTTTGAAATTGCACAGCGTTCAGCATCTTCGTGGAGCGCAGTAAATGATGTGTATTCGAAATATATGTCTAATGCAAAAACACTAAATTTAACTCAGCAAGAAACAGCAAGGCTTACTGAAATTACTTCAAAAGCTGTTGCTATTAGTGGATCTAATGCCGAATCAGCAGCAGCGGCTTTATTTCAGTATGGTCAAGCATTAGATGGTGGCGTGTTAAGAGCTGAAGAATTCAACAGCCTCGTTGATGGAGCAGGTGGCCTTTTAAATGCTATGGCAAAGGGGTTAGGCGTCACTCGCGGAGAACTTCGCCAAATGATGCTTGATGGAAAGCTTACAGGGGAAGTAATTACTAAAGCCTTATTACAAGCTGGCGATAGCGTTGAACAACTCTATGGGAAAACAGACAAAACTGTTGCCCAATCAACTGAGATGTTAAGCAATGCAATTACAAAATTTGTGGGTGAATCAGGTAAAGGAACTGGCGCAGCTCAGATCTTGGCTGGTTCAATTCAAACTCTGGCAACCAACCTAGACTTAATTGTCGACAGTGCATTTGTACTCGGTATTGGTTTGATGACCAAGGCAGTTTTAACAAAGACTGTTGCCATTCAAGCAAGTATTGTTGCTTCTGCTCAACAAAGAGCGGCTAACTTAGCAGAGACACAATCTCAAGTTCAGTTGCTCGGTGTGGAAGCAATGCGAGCTAGACAATCGGCCGCATTAGCTGTTACTGAATTAGGTTTAGCTAGAGCAGAATACAATGCAGCTACAAGTGCGAATGCACGGGCTGTAGCTGTACAAAGACTAACAGCAGCTGAAATTGCACATAGTCTCGCCACCAAAGAAGCAACAGCAGCTACAGTCGCTTACACTGTAGCTCAAGGTAATTTAAATAGACTGTCAACAATTGGCAGCCGTGCCTTAAGTTTAGTAGGTGGTCCAATTGGGGCTATTACGCTTGGAATTACTGCTCTAGCTGCGGGTTATATGTACTTTCAAGATAAAGCCGAACAAGCCAACAAAAAATTGGAAGAACAAGCTGCAGTAGCCAAAAAAGCTAAGGAAGAACTTTTAGCTTTACGTGGTCTTGAGAAAGATTCTGCTATTAATGATATGGCCACTTCATTTGAACGCCAAAATAAAGCTTTAGCAGAATCAAGTAGCAAGATTAATATCCAGCTAAATGCTATAGCTCAACTTTATAAGGGCAATAAAGAGATTGTACAGGTCGTTAATGATGCTAAGGATGGCACAATTAGTATGAATGATGCTGTGAAGCGGTTTAATGAGCTGCGGATCAGTAAAGAAATCTATAATTCTCTTAAAGAAAATACTAAAGAATTTGAAAAAAATGCTAAAGAAGCTAAGACCACGAAAGCTTCACTTAATCTTTTTGGAATTGAGGTTGAGTTATCAGGCAAAAAAGCGCAAACCGCAGTTGCTGGGATTGATGAAAACTCGAAAGCATTAATTGGTAATGAAAGTGCCGCTCAAAAGGCTACAAAAGCCCAAAAAGGATATTTTGATAGTTTAAGGAATGATGTGCTGAATTCTAATGAAGAGTTGGCATACCTGAATCTAGGTTACAGCGAAGAGGTTATTAAAAAGATCAAGGAGCTAGAAAAGGCTAAGCAGGCTGTAGCTCCAGCTGGTACAAACGTAATTATCACAAATGAAGAAATCGCTCAAATTATTAGTGCGCAAAAGGCATTAGATGCGGTTAAGGAAAAGAAAGACGCGATAACAGAAGCCGAGAAAAAGCATACTAAGGAACTTGAAAAACAGCAAAAAGTTATTGCTGTGAATGCAAAAGTTCAATCATTATCAAAGAAATATAATATTTCAGAAAAGGCAGCTGCTGCTGGTATTCCACAAGGCCTGATTGAAGGCATGATTATGCAGGAAAGCAGAGGAGATACATATCGTAAAGGCAAATTATTAACATCCCCAGCTGGAGCTCAAGGTTTGGCACAATTTATGCCAGCTACAGCCAAACAGTATGGTGTTGATGTTACAAGCGAACAATCTAGCGTTAATGGGATGATTAAGTATGTTTCAGACCTTCTTAAGCAGTTTGGCGGGGATGTAAATAAGGCCATTATGGCTTACAACGCTGGCCCAGGTAATGTAAGAAGCGGAAAGGCAGATGGATTTAAAGAAACAAAGCAATATCTTGCAAACGTAAAGTCGTATACAGCTGGAGCAAATGGTTTTAAAGCTGGTGATATCTCATCAAAGGAATTTGATAAACGCCTTGAAGACGACACCAAACTTGTAGAAGAACAGGCGAAACTACGTCTCCAATTAGAGAATGAGGTTGCAAATCAAGTAACCAAGATTAGAAATGATCTTTCTAAAAAACTAGAAGATGTTGATAAAGCTAACTTCAGTCCTGAAAGAAAGGCACAGATCAAAGCCGAGTTACAAGCAAGGGCTGAGAACGACATAGCAATTGCTGAACAGGCAACAAAAACTAAACTGGATTCATTTCGTGAATACAAAAAAACTGAAGAACAAATTCTAAAAGACAGTTTTGCAAAGCGTCAATTTGATGCTGAGCACGATTTAGAGATGACAAAGGAGCAGCGGAAAGAGGCAGTTAATTTATTAGCTGAGCAAATGCAACAAGAATTAGCACTCTTAAAGCTGGCTCAAGAACAACGACTATTTCAAGCTAGATTATTTCTTTTATCTGAAACTGAAGCGATGAAGGAAAGATATCGACTTGAACGTGAAGAGATTTTAAAGAATGGTAAACTTAAGGATGATGAGCGTCAAAACCGTTTAGATCTCTCATTTAGACAAGAGCGATTAGATACTTTAGACAAAGCTGTAAATGCTAGTCGGAACTGGGACCGCACCTATGCAGACATGACTGGAAATAGCCAACAGTACCAATTAAACCAAAACCGCATAGACCAAACAGCGCAATCGTTAAATTTGGCTAACAATCAAGATGCTGTTTTGGATCTTCAGTCTAAAGATCCGAATGCTAATCTGGTGGAGCTGGCTGCACAACGAGAACAAATTTGGACTGAACATAAAGAGCGCATGAAGCTAATAGAATCGACTTATCAGAATGAGTCTATTAGTCTTCAATTAGGTTATGGGGCTAATGTTACTGGGGCCTTAGCAGGAATGTTCAAAAGTATGTTGGGCGAGTCATCAAGTGCTTACCATATTCTTTATGAAAGTCAGCGTGCCTTTGCTTTAGCACAGGCTGGTATGAATATGTGGAAAGCAGCATCTGATGCTTATGCAAATGAGCCAGGCACTTGGTATCAGAAAGCCGCCGCTGCTGCCATTGCCACTATAAAATCAGGAACATTTGTATCACTTATCCAAGCTGCAACACCGCAAGGCTTTGCTGATGGGGGCTATACAGGTAACGGACTTAAACACACCCCGGCAGGAGTAGTACATAAGGGTGAAGTTGTTTGGTCACAGGATGATATCAAACGTTGGGGTGGCGTGAGTGTTGTAGAGTCTATGCGTCAAAGTAGTCCAAGTGGATATGCAGATGGAGGTTATGTTTCTAATAATCAAAACAATGCAGTCTCAACTCGACGAGAGTCTAGGCAGTTTGATGCAATTAATTCAAATCAGACTCAAACAAATACAACCGAGATGCCCATTAATGTTTATGTCACTGTAAGTGCAGATGGTTCAAGCAAAACTGAAACTCAGAATGATTCTAGAGAATTAGGCCAGATGATTGGAAATGCTGTAAGAACCATTATCCGTCAAGAGCAGCGACAGGGCGGATTGTTGTCAAAGTAGTGCTCGAACTAGTTTCCACTTTTACGTTATTTACGGTATAGTTTTATTAATCTGGTCATACTTTAGATATGGCCCTTAAAAGCTCGCTTAATGCGGGCTTTTTTTGTGAGAAAAATTTATGAGTGATCTAAAATTCACTTTTGAATGTGACCTAGATGGTAACAATCACACCCAGCGCTTTAATACGTTATCAACCAAATTTGGTGACGGTTACGAGCAATCAGTGGCGGTTGGTATCAACAACAAATCTGGTGAATGGACTTACCAACGTACAGCTTATAAATCTGAAATTATGCAAATTAAGGCATTCTTTGATATGCATAAAGGTGCCAATTCGTTTTTATGGGATTCGCCGTTAGATGGACAAGTACGAGTAAAAGCTGGAGATTATCAACCTACATGTCTGGGCGGTGATGTCTGGCGGATTTCAACCACATTCACCCAAGTTTTCCAACCTTAATATTTTAATCAATAGCTCCTTATAGGAGCTTTTTTTTGCTTATAGGAGCAGAACCATGGCTGTTAAAACTTTAGATCTTACTGAAGCATTTTTTATTGGCGAATTACGTATTCAGCTATTAGATGCACGAAGTTTTCAAAACGATTTACCCGCAGGAAAAATCGAGACGTTATCTATCAATTTCGATAAATCTTCAGATTCCGTAGGTGTTGTGGTTACACCTGGTGGTGGCACTAATGGGAATATGACATTACTTGACGCTGATATTACTAAATGGGCAATGCAGGCAATTACAAACGTTGGCTATCTTTATGGGGTCAGTGTGAGTTCATTGAACATGAAATATGATTTAGCTGCCAAAAAAATTAGCGTTGAATATACTCCAGTCGTGCAAGCATCTTAGGTGTTCTTATGACATTGCAGAGTGACTTTCAAAAACTTGAACCAGGTGGATTAATCCACCTGTATGAATTAGATGCCAGCTCTTATGGAGTTGGCATTTTGCGTTTTCATGGCCATCAACAAATGGATAGTATTTTTTGGCAAGGACAGGAGTTTGAGGCAATTAGTCTTGAAGTCTCCGGTCTAGAAATGCGTTCCGATGGTAAAGCCTCAGCACCAACATTAACGATCGCTAATAACATTGGCGGGATCCAAGGGGCAATTTCTGCATATTGTCTTCAATGTAAGGACTTTGTCGGAGCCAAGCTTAAAGTTATCACGACCCTTTCAAAATATCTTGATGCCAAGAATTTTCCAGAAGGCAACACAACCGCATCAAATGACGCTAAAGAACAGAATTGGTTTATAGAGCAAAAAACTTCTGAAAATGCCCAGCAAGTTACTTTTGAGCTTTCAAATCCAATTGATTTTGAAGGCTTGAAGATACCAGTCCGTCAAATCACTTCATTGTGCCATTGGTGCACCATGGGGAATTATCGCGGTGAAGAATGTGGATATACCGGCACAGCAATGTTTACAGATAAAGATGAACCAACTGACAACCCTGCTTTAGATCGGTGTGGTGGCAGGCTTCGATCTTGCAGATTACGACATGGAGAAAACAAACCACTTCCTTTTGGTGGTTTCCCAGCTTCAAGCTTGATGTGAGTACCTATGAAACTAACAGCAAAGACTAAAAAAGCGATCATGGCTCATGCTGATGAATGCTATCCACAGGAATGCTGTGGGGTAATCGTCGGTAAAGAATATATTCGATGTCGCAATATTTCTGAGAATGCGGATCAATTTGAAATTCATCCTGAAGATTTAACTTTAGCAGAAGACCAGGGGGAAATCGTAGCTTATGTACATTCTCATCCTGATGGAACTACTCGAGCAACTGATCTTGATCTAGTTCAAATTGAATTACACAAAAAGCCTTGGGTTATTTGTTCTTATCCGGATCTTGATTTCCAAGTATATGAGCCTTATGGATATCGCGCCCCTTTAGTGGGGCGTAATTATATTCATCATTTTCAGGATTGTTATGCTTTAGTGCGTGACTTTTATGAGCGTGAATTGGGAATTATCTTACCGGATTTCGAACGAAATGAAGGGTGGTGGGAGAATAAGGATCATCCTTCAATTTTAATAGAGAACTTTCCTAAAGCAGGGTTTTATGAAGTTGAGACCCCTCAGTATGGAGACATGTTGGTTTGTCGAATACCTCGGACAGAACATCCTAATCATTGCGTTATTTGGCTTGGGGACAATGGGCGGTTTACTTCAGAAGAAACTGAACCTTGTGTCGGCAATACTCTAATTCTTCATCAGTTGCATGGCAAAAAATCTATCCGTGAAATTTATGGACGGCAATGGTCTGAAAAAACAATCAAAATCTTGAGGCACCGAGATGTTAAAAACCATTAAGTTGTATGGCGTGCTTGGGCAAAAGTTCGGTCGAGAATTTAAGCTTGATGTGTCAAACACACGTGAAGCTATGCGTGCTTTATCTGTTCAAATTGTAGGCTTTGAGAAGTTTATGATGCATGCCCATGAGCAGGGCTTGCAGTTTGCTGTTTTTCTTAAAAGTAAAAATTCAAACAACAAACGCGGAAAGAAAAACCCATCAATTTATGACCATGAGACCAAGCGGCTTATTACTGGAGACAATATCGGTGAAGAGCAGCTTGATATGAACACTGAAGCCGATGTTATTCATGTAGTGCCTCGTGTTGTAGGTGCTGGTGGTAATGGAGCCTTACAAACAATTCTTGGGGCAATTATGGTTGTTGTTGGGGTGGTAATGCTTTACATCCCTGGTACACAAGCTTTTGCACCTTCAGTGATAGCAGCAGGTGTTGGGATGATGGTAGGCGGTATTGCAATGATGCTGATGCCTAAAATCGACAATACACAAGATCAAAACCAAGACGGGAATAAAGCAAACAAGGGATTTGGTGGCGCTGTAACCACAGTTGCCCAGGGAAATCCGGTTCCAGTTTTGTATGGCCGACGAGAGGTTGGTGGATTCATTGTTAGTGCTGGTCAATATCCTGAAGACCAGTTGTAAAAAATAAATGTTTTCTAAGGCGCTTTGAAGCGCCTTTTTTATTGCGCGAGATTTTTGATATGGCGATTGTAAAAGGCGCGAAAAAGGGTAAAGACGAAGCACGACAACCAGTAATTGCCACGGATTCAGCACAATCAAAAACCTATATAAATATTTTATATGGTTTAGCTGAAGGTGAAGTTGAAGGTTTAGCTAATGGCAATCAATCGATTTATCTTGAAGAAACTCCGCTACAAGATGCAAATGGGAATATCAGCTTTTCGAATGTAAAAGTCGATTTTCGAAAAGGTACTAATGATCAAGATTACATTGAAGGCTTTCCATCAGTTGATAGTGAATCTGCTGTTGATGTTGAATTAAAGTCTGGAATTCCTTGGATACGTGCATTTAACAATATCGATCTTGATGCTGTACGTATTCGATTAAAGTGGGGCCCGCTACGAAAGCAAGATGCTACTACTGGAGATGTTAGTGGCATTACCATTGAATACGCTATTGATATTCAAACAGATGGTGGTACTTGGACTGAAGCTTTAAAAACAAAAATAACCGATAAAACTTCTGCGAATTATGAACGTGCTCATCGAATTGATTTACCTAAAGCGGACACAGGTTGGCTAATCCGTGTTCGCCGTATTACGCCTAACTCAACATCTGAATTTGTTAGTGACAAGATGTATGTTGAGGCGATTACTGAAGTTGTCGATGTAAAACTACGATATCCGAATACGTCATTACTTGGCATTCGATACGATGCTGAAACATTCGGAAATGTAGCGAAGGTTGCTGTAGATCTAAAAGGCACCTTAATTTTAGTACCCACGAATTACAACCCGCAAACGCGAGTATATACGGGCATTTGGGACGGTACCTTTAAACGAGCTTATACAAATAACCCAGCATGGATTTATTACGACTTATGTACAAATGACCGTTACGGTTTGGGTACTCGTTTAACCCCATTAATGATTGATAAGTGGTCATTGTATCGGTTGGCACAATATTGCGATCAAACTGTTTCAGATGGTTTAGGGGGCCAAGAGCCACGTTTTACTTGTAACGTTTATCTGCAAAGTGCTGATGAAGCTTTCAATATTTTAATGAAATTAGCCGGTGTATTCCGTGCGATTGCATTTTGGGATGGTAATAGCATCAATTGTGATGCAGATATTCCGCAAGATACTTATTTTACATATAGCCGGGCAAACGTAATCGGAGGGGTTTTTGAATACTCTGGTACACGTGCACGTGATCGACACAATGTAGTTAAAGTTGCATGGGATAACCCAGCTAATCACTATAAAACAGAATATGAATATGTACGTGATGAGAAAGCAATAGGCGAGTCTGGCCAAGTACGTATTCTTGATTTGGATGCATGGGGATGTACTTCACGTGGACAAGCACAGCGTGCTGGGCATTGGGCGTTAATATCAGAACAAAAAGAGACACGAACAATATCGTTTCAGGTTGGCCTCGACGGACATATTCCATTACCAGGGCGCGTAATTGAAATTGCAGATGAGCTTTTTGCAGGCCGGGCGAACGGTGGTCGTGTATCTAAAATTTCAACTGATCTAAAGAGCATTACACTTGATCGTGATGATGTTGTTGCTAAAGCTGGTGATCGTCTTGTTATCAATGGTGAAAGTGGTAAAGCTCAAACACGCATTGTTCAGTCAATCTCAGGACGTGTTGTCACTGTAACATTACCCTTTGATGCAAACTCTATTGCTGTACAAAACGTTTGGGTTTTGGACGCTAAAGATTTAGCGACAATGAAGTTCCGTGTTATTTCCATCGGCCAAGAAGAAAAACACCAATTCAGTATTACAGCTCTCCAATACAACCCGCAAAAATTTGATGAAATCGATAACGGAGCATTCTTTGAAGATGCGCCGATTTCAATCGTTAATCCATCAATTCAAGAGCCTGTAAAAGATGTTTTGATTACCAGCGAAAGTCGTGTGGATCAAGGCATAAATATCACCACAATGATTGTGTCTTGGACGCAAGCAAAAGGGGCGGTTAAGTATCTTGTTGAGTGGCGGAAAGATGATGGTTCTTGGATTCGCTTACCATTAACAGGGAATAACTCTGTCGAAGTAGCAGGTGTTTATTCAGGTAAATACCAAGCACGTGTTACCGCAGTTTCGGCTTTTGAAATCTCTTCTTTACCCATTTCTTCAATTTTAACTGACATTACCGGCAAGCAAGGTTTACCACCAAAATTAGCATTTATTCGCGCAACCGGTATTTTGTTTGGAATGAAATTGGACTGGGGATTCCCTCCAACAGGTGCAAAGGATACAGCTTATACGGAGGTGCAAGTTTCACCAGATGGAGCAACCAATATTGCTCAATTGGGTTTATTTGCTTACCCGACAACAACCAACACCATTCAAGGTTTACAACCCAATCTTAAGCAGTTCTATCGCGGGAGATTAATTGACCGTATCGGCAATATAGGACCTTGGTCAGATTGGACAAATGGAACAACTACCGCGGATCCTGAAGCGGTTTTAGATCTAATTTCTGGTCATATTGCTGAAACTGATCTTGCTCAAGAACTTCAAGGCAAAATTGAAAATACGGTTGATGTGGCAGAAGCTGCAAAACAAGCATCCGCCAATGCACAAACGGCAGCGAGCAGTGCCATAACAGCATCCGCTAATGCACAAGCAGCTGCAACAGAAGCAAAGACAGCGGCATCAAATGCTCAAACGTCAGCAACAACCGCCCAAGCACAGGCATCTTCGGCTCAACAAACGGCGAACGAAGCTAGTGCAATTGCTTCTAATGCAAAAAACACAGCCGACCAAGCCGCAAATACTGCCTTAACAGCCAGCACAGCAGCAGCGAATGCAAAAACAGCGGCAGACACTGCTAAAACAATGGCAGAAAGTGCAACTGCATCTGCTGCCACAGCAAATACTGCTGCAACCAATGCCCAAACAACTGCAACGAATGCACAAACTGCGGCAAATAATGCGGCAACTGCTGCTTCAAAAGTGGCTTCTGATTTAACCACTTCGACAAATCAACTTAATCAAAAAATCGCAGACGAAACGAGCGCACGTACGACTGCAATTTCGCAAATGAATGATGGGCTCACAACAGAAACAACGCAACGTAAGTCAGAAGATGCAGCGCTGTTAAGTAATATTGAAACTTACAAAGCAAGCACTAATGGCTCGTTATCAAGTTTGCAAACGCAAATTACAACGAATGCAACCAACACAAGCGCCAACACTTCAAAAATCACCTCCCTTGATTCACGCTTAACAACGAATGAAGGCAAAACTGCGGATGCAATCACTTCAGCAGCCACAGCACAACAGACAGCAAATACAGCCGTTACTAATGCAGCAGCGGCAGCTTCAGCAGTTACAGCGCTTAGATCAGACCTAAGTACTGGTAAGGGCATTAATAATATTATTGCGCCGTTTTCTGATCCGCAGGAATTATCAACAAACATTCTTGGTGCTTTCCGAACTGTTGCATTAGCGAACTCGTTAATGCGCGTTAAGGGCAAAGCCTATGATGTGACATTTACTGCTGCCGCAGGAAATATCTATTTCGGCTCTTCTTCAACAGCAACAGCAACCACAGCGGCAGCGGGAACAATTAGTGGTGGCAAGCGTTACATGCTTAGCGCTTACTTTAAAAATCTTGATGCGACTAAACAAGCCGACGTTTATTTCACATTGCTTTGGTTTAAACGAGCGCAAGATGGGACTGTTTCTACATCATCGGTGACTTTGCAAAGTCAGTTATCTGGCAACTTAAGAGTAACCCCATCGAATGATGGCGCGACAATTACTTTTAAAGGTGTAACTGCGCCCGTTGATGCTTTTGCTTTTACATTGGTATGTACCGGTAACGGCACATATAACCCAGTAGGTTCACGCATTCTCATCGATATGTTGATGTTTGAAGAGTCGATTGGCGACGACAAACCCGCTTCGACTTGGACAGCAGGTCCTGCTGATCTGGGCGCAATCAAAACCGCACTCGACGCAAATGCCTCTGCGATTAGCAGCATTACAACACGTGTGACAAATGCCGAAGGGACGATTACCAGTCAAGGCAATTCAATTACCCAACTGAATAACAGCATTACTTCTATTAATGGAACCCTTTCACAAAAGGCTGACGCTAGTGCTTTAACTGCATTAACGAACCGGGTAACGACTGCTGAAGGGACGATTACAAGTCAGGGCAATTCAATCACCCAATTGAATAATAGTGTGACTTCGATCAATGGCACACTTTCAAATAAAGCCGATGCTACTGCTTTAACTGCATTAACGAACCGCGTTACGACAGCGGAAGGAACGATTACTAGCCAAGGAACCGCTATAACATCGCTCCGCAATGATTTAACAACAACAAATAATGCCGTTGCCACAAAAGCTGATTCGAGTGCTTTAACCACCCTTGATTCTAAAGTTACAAGTATCGATGGTCGAGTAACGAGTAACGCTGGAGCGATTACTTCTCTGAAATCTGAATTAAGTACAGGCAAAGGCTCAAACCTTCTTATCGCCGCTTATTCAGACCCACAGGTGATTCCATACGCTGCAACTAAAGCAAATGTAAACATTGCGCTTGTACCTTCACTTGAACGTTCAGGAAAAGCCTACACATTCACAAATACGACATCGAATGTAGGCAACTACATTTATTTAGGCCATTACTCTGATCGTACAAAAGCTCCTATTGCACTGAGTGGTGGTACAAAGTATTTAGTGAGCTTTTATGCGAAAGCTGAAGCCGTTGGATTTATTGGTCGCTTCGCTTTGCGTGTGCTTGATAGTGCAAATGCAGCTGTTGCAACTACATCACTTAATTTGCTTGGTACATCTTCTCAGACAGTTCGTTTTGATACGCAATGGACGAAGTACACTATTTATTCTAGTGCACCGACTCCAGCCGCAGCCGTTGCTGGTTCATTGCTTTTTTATACGGGTGGTATTGGCGGGGAAAATACGCCTGCAGGTGCGATAGTCACGATCGATAAGATCATGGTCGAAGAGTTTATAGGTACAGAAAAAGAGGGCTCACCGTGGATTGCAGGTGCAGCCGACCTTACAACGATTTATACATCTTTAGACGCAAGCGCGAGTGCGGTCACAAATCTAACTACGCGAGTAACAAATGCTGAAGGAGTAATTACCAGCCAAGGTAATTCAATCACCTCTTTACGCAATGACTTAACTACGACGAACAACACAGTCGCGACAAAAGCAAACACATCGGCTCTTACATCACTTGATTCCAAGGTAACAAGCATTGACGGACGAGTAACCACTAATACCAATGCTGTTACAGCTTTACAGGGGCGTGTTACAACAGTTGAAAGCGGGCTTTCAACTAAAGCAGATGCATCAGCTTTAAGTAACTATTACACCAAGACAGAAGCGGACTCAGCGACTGCTGGTGCAATTAATACATTCAATAGTCAACTGACAATTGGTGGTGTAAACGCCGTCGCAAATTCAGAAGCTCCTCGTACATCAACTGCTGCAACTAATAAGGAATATCTACTTTACGAGCGTAGCGCTGAATTAAAAGCCTTCTATGATGAAAATCTTGATAAGCCAATCACCATTTCATTCGAGATGAGCGTACCCGTTGTTGGCGCAGTTCAGGTTTATTCTTCAAATGGATCTGCACACACGTTTACGACAAGCGTTAATGCAGTCATTCCAAATCAGTTCATCAAATACTCTGTTACTGTAAATCCAAAAACACATACAGCAAGCACGACAGTTTCGACAATTGAATTTTACGGAACCTATGGTACTGGTCGTATCCCGACTATTCGTAAATTACAAATTGAAGCCGGTACCAAAGCCACTGCTTGGAGCCCAAGCCCGCGCGATACGCAAGCTTTACTAGACACTAATGCTACTGCAATTCAGACAACGCAAACTCAAGTCAATAATCTTGATGGCAAACTAACGACAGCTACAGATGCGATTACCTCACTAAGTTCTCGTATGACAACCGCTGAAGGGAATATCACAGGTACGAATAGTGCTGTTAGTGGTCTTTCAACTCGAATGAGTACGGCTGAAGGGAAAATCACAAATCAAAGTGATTCGATTACCTCTCTACAAAATAGCATTTCATCGATCAACGGAAGCTTAGCTAATAAGGCCGATTCCAGTGTTGTAAATAGCTTAACAAGTCGTGTTGCAGCTACCGAAGGAAATCTTGTTAGTCAAAGTGGCCAGATTACTTCTTTAAATAATAGTCTCACTATAACCAACAATAATCTGACTGCAACCAACACCGCTCTTAATGAAGTAAGTGATTTAGCACGCTTGCAATCGCTTGGTAAGCCGTTGCGTGATGACCCGATGTTCGCAAGTGGAACTGGTGGTTTAGCGGCTTATTCTCCTATCACTGGTTCTAGCTTTACACGCCAAGCCAAGTCAAGTGATAACCCAAGCACAAGCACAAACGAAATGCTATTGGCATTTACATCAACTGTATCTGGTTTAGGTTCGGGGTGGCTTCCAAATTCACCAACATTGGTTGGTGGACCAAATAAAGTCTTCTTGATTAAGCAAGTTATCAAGATGCCTGTTGGCTTCTATCTTGTCGCTATTGGTAATGACATTGGTACAGGTGGTTATCGAAAAATTTACGGCAATATTGACGGTACAGGTAAGTTTGAAACTTATTTAACTGTAGTCGCATGTGGACCAGATGCCACTGCAAGCATCCAAGGTCACTTTAGAGCTGCGGTTAGATCGACTCAGACTGGTACGTCTGCAAATCCGATTGAAGTAAAACTTGCTTCTTATGAAGTTTTCGACGTTACGGCTGTAAACGATACGATTCCAAAAGCTTATCGTGACTCAATTACTGCGAACGCTTCGGCTATTACGAACTTGACGAACACTGTTACGCAGCAAGGTAATACGATTACGTCACAAAGTAATTCAATTACTTCATTAAATAACAGCATTACGAGTATTAACGGCTCTCTTGCCAGCAAAGCAGATGCAGCAGCCGTTACATCACTTGATTCAAAAGTAACGCTAATCGATGGAAAACTTACATCAAATACATCGGCAATAACGGCTTTACAAAGCAGCTTTGATGGTCTACCAAACCAAGGTCTAAATCTGCTTGGCCCTGAGATTTCAAACCCAGTAGAAAAACCAACTAACTGGACGTCGGGATTACCTTTTGAAATCATTCAATCGCCAGATACGGTCAATGTTCGCGCTTTTCAGTTCACAATGCCTGCATCTTCAGGTAATGGTACTTACTTCAACATCGGCGGTGGTCAGATTCCTCGCCAATGGCTTAACGAAGGTAAATATGTATTTAGCTTTGTAGCCAAGACTGTAGGTGGAACACCGCCGCATCCGATTGAATGGCAATTCTTCAATGCAGATAGTATCCGCCAGCGCTTTAGTATTACTGCCACACTAACTCGTTTTAGCGGAGTGTTTACGGTACCAGCGGGCGGCGCAGCAGTTTGCATGCTTTTAATTGGTAACCCAACTGCAAAAGCCGCTGGTCAGGTAATCAACATTGAACGAATGATGCTTGAACGCCAAGTTGGAACTAATACAACTCCTTCGACTTGGATTACTGGTACTGATGCAAGTGGCATGATCATTTCGACGCAAGCGAAAGCGACCGATTTATTTAATACAGCTACTAATCAGAACACTGCAACTGCTGGACGCGTCACAAGTCTTGAAAGTCGAATGACATCGACAGAAGGGGCTTTATTAATTAAAGCAGATGCTTCCGCTCTTCAAACACTTGATAGCAAAGTTACGATCGTTGATGGCAAAGTAACGTCAAATACTAATGCAATCACATCGTTAAGCTCAACTTTAAGCAATGCCACTTCTAGCATTTCAATGAATGCTGGTAATTCACTTGCTGATTGGACTTTGTTTAATGCACTGGGTGAATACTCAGTTGTTGCACAAGCAGATGGTCAAGCAGGCCGTGTCATTCAGCTTGGCAATAATGCTGGCAACGACATGGTATGGATGCATCCAAGCAACTTCATTCCATTTGATGCAACAAAAACATATCGACTACGCGCACGATATCGCCGTCGTTCTGGCACGGGATCTGTTTACATTGGCGTGTCTCAAAAGACGCCAGATAAATCGTTCTACGTTACGACTGGCAATACCTTAAGCGCGGACATGGGTTCGTCTAACTATGCTCTCAATGCTCAAACTCCTGCGTTTGACCAATGGCAAGAGGTTGTTGCTTACTTTAAGGGGCGCTCAACAGGCGCTGCGACTGGCTCAGGTTCATTAGCAAGTCCTCGTACTATTTCTCAACAAGCTGGCTTCATTACGCCAATGTTCCTTGCGAACTATACAAATCAGGCGGGTATCGTTGAGTTAGATTATCTAATCTTAGAAGACGCAGAGGCAATTGCTGGCAATCAAGCCAATGCAACAGCTTTAACCACTTTAGATACTAAAGTTACTGAAGTGGACGGTCGTTTAACGACTGCTACAAATTCAATCACGGCGCTCGGTTCACGTGTGAGTAACGCTGAGGGAAATATTTCGGCAACCAATTCTGCTCTAAGTGGTCTTTCAACAAGAATGACTGCTGCTGAAGGCGGATTAACAAACCAAAGTAACTCGATTACTTCCTTAACGAACTCTATTAATTCCCTCGATAGTGATTCGTTAATTCCTGATTACAACGTCGCAAATCCTGAAAAATGGATTAGTCATTATGGCTACGCGATGGCTCAGTACTTCAAGACTACGACCACAGGCAAGATTTCAAACACTGTATTCCGCAAAGATACAACTGTTCCAGTGAACTGTTTTAACTATGCAAGAACACCTTTGCCGAACGATAGAACTTACAAAGTAAGTTTTTGGGTTCGTTGTAGTGCTGATTCTAACGGCTTGTTAATAATTCCAATTGGTCGATCAGGAAACGACGGTAAGTTCACAACCTCAGGCTATACAAGTATCGGCGTTCCGGTCACTGAAGTTCCAAAAAATGAAACGTGGACAAAAATTGAGCGCACTGCAAACCTAACTTCTACATCCGATACCAATCCGCAATTATTCTTTGGTATTGCACCAGGACATACAGGCACAGCAGGTTGGTGGGAAGTACAAGGTTATAAAGTATCGCCAGTTTTAACAACGGCGGATGCTGACAGTAGTTTTGCGACTTCTGCGGCTCTTACTTCATTAACTTCAACTGTCACCCAGCAAGGCTCAACGCTTACAAGCCAAGGCACTGACATCACGAGCTTGAAGAATAGTGTCACTTCAATCAATGGAGCGCTTACAAACAAAGCGGATGCCTCAGCTGTAAACACCCTCACCAACAAGGTCGCAGCGGCTGAAGGAAATATCACAAGTCAAGGCAACTCAATCACAAGTCTAAATAACACGCTTGCGAATAATGATTTGTCGAATCTTATCCTTAATCCTGATTTTGTCGATCCGAAAAACGGCTGGACGGCTGGTGTAATTGTGGACGCTACTGACGCAGCTCCGAATCCACCGTCACCAAAGGCATTAAAACTCAATAGCCGTGATACATATTTTGGCCCGTTTGTTAAATGCAATGCTGGCGATATGTTCTATGCCTCAGCATGGTTTGCAACGCCAAACACTTCCGCAACAGCTTCCGCTGTAATTGGTTTTAGTGTGAGAAATAGCGCGGGAACGTGGTCTTGGTTCACAGTTGCCGCTAAGTCGTCTGATAAAAATGCTTGGGGTATGGTCGAAGGATACTTCACTGTGCCTGCTGGCATGGTTGAAATTCGCCCTTGGTTACAGGTAAGCATTGCGGCAGCAGATGCGCCGGCTCAACTCTGGCACGTTACGAATCTTCAAGTTCGCAACACCACAGGTAACAAAAAGTTAGTAAGCGACTTACAAGCAACATCATCTGCATTAAGCACGCTTGATTCTAAAGTTACCAACATCGATGGGCGCGTAACTTCTGCTTCAAACAACATTGTTACTCTCAATAATAGCGTTACCAGCATTAACACCGCGCTTTCTCAGAAAGCCGATGCAACTGCTTTAACTGCATTATCAAATCGAGTGACAACTGCTGAAGGCAACATTAGCTCACAAGGTAATTCAATAACCTCATTAACTAACAGCTTAACTGTGACAACCAATACGGCGAACGCTGCATTACCTAAAATTCAAGGTGGCACAGGAGCAGCTAAGTTATTTAGAGGTGTATTGGTTTACCAACAAAATGGTGCAAACCTAGTCGGTAATATCGTAATTCAAACGCCTATCACGTTCACAAGTAAGATGTTTAGATTGGCACTGACTGGTTATAACTACTTAGCGGGTAAAACTGATATTAATTTGAATATTGGAGGTTATGCATTTAGCGGCACTTCAATTATTCAGCATGGGGCAGTGAACTCTGGCACATTACCTATCCGTGTTCGTTTAGGTGTTCGCAACGGCACAGTAGTCGTCATCTTGACTTCTCAAGCGCCCAACGCTTACTGGCAGTATCCTAAATTTAATATTGATGCAGAAATCGGTTATACAACTGCGCCGGATGATTGGATTAATGGCTGGTCAGCAAGCGTAATTGCCGAAGCAGATCTTGCCGCAAATGGTATTTCTGCAATCATAGAGCCGTCTTTGTTGGATGTCTCTACTGAGATTACTGCCAATGCAACAGCCATCACTAATCTGACAAATACAGTAACACAGCAAGGCAATACCATTACTTCGCAAAGTAATTCTATTACTTCACTAAATAACAGCATCACAAGTATTAACAGCGCTTTAACTACTAAAGCTGATACATCTGCGGTTTCAGACCTTGGCAGCCGCGTAACAGTTACAGAAGGCAAGATTGATGCAAATACCTCGTCGATCACAAGCTTAACCGCTAGCGTAAAAAATACGGCTAGTACTGTCACAATGTCTGCTTCCGCCGATGTTGATCCTGACTCAGAGTGGATTTATTGGGCTAAAAATGGCGAAGTAACTAAAGCAGATGATGCTTCTGCTTTAGGCGGTAAGGTCTATCGTTTCGGTAACAACGCTGGTAATGACCACGTAAATGCAAAATCACGTGCTAAATTACCATTTGACCAAAACAAGACTTACCGTATACGTGCAAGATATCGCCGTAATAGTGGGACTGGTACGGTTTATTGTGCTTTGTTTGGCATTGCAGCGGATGGTGTGTCTCACGTTAATTCAAATAACGTTGTGACGAGTGATGCTGGCTCTTCTAACTACTTTGTTATCAACCAGGCCTCTGCACTTAATGTCTGGCAAGAAGTTACTGTTTACGTTAAAGGCCGTGCAGCAGGTGCTGCTACAGGAAACTGGACGCTAGATAATCCACGGCAAGTACCCAATGCCACAGCATTTATTAGCCTTCAATTTCTTGCGAACTACTCAAATGCGGCTGGTGTAACTGATCTTGATTATTTAATCATCGAAGATGCAGATGCGATCGCAGCAAATGACACAACTGCCAAGGCATTAACTTCACTTGATACTCGAGTCACAAGTGCTGAAGGAAAGATTACATCTCAAGGTAACTCGATTACTTCGCTTAATAACAGCGTTACAAGTATTAATACTTCGCTTGCCTCTAAAGCGGATAGTTCAGCTTTAACAAGTTTGGCAAACCGAGTTACTGCGACTGAGAACTCACTTACAAGTCAAGGTACATCGATTACCTCTTTAAACAGCTCCGTGACTGGCTTGCTAAAAGATGTTGAAGTTACTGATACACGTTCCACAAACCAACCGCCGTCATGGTATTGGACGAATTATCCGAAACGCATTGTTCGTGAGTTTAAGCAAGCTTCGGTTCTAGGATTAACTGGGATGGGTACTTATGTCTCATTAGAGTCTTATGTTTATTACGGTGATTCTACTGGTGGACCAATTATTCAAATCGCTCGAGGCACGGACTCAAAACTTACTGCTGAGCGTCGTAGTACAAGTACTTCCGCATGGGGTTCCTTTACACAAGACGTTAAGACACTTAGTGACGGCCTTGCAAATAAAGCTGAAGCCTCGGCGCTAACGTCACTTGATACGAAAGTGACAATTATTGATGGAAAAGTCTCAACTCAAGCATCGAGCATTACAAACTTAACTACGACAGTCGGTGGAAATACTGCATCTATTCAATCTCAACAACAATCTATTGATGGGTTGAAAGCTAGAGCTACGTTGAAATTACAGTCAGGCAACTTGGTTGGTGGCGTTGGTATTGAGAATGACAGCAAGACCGTCGATTTCATCATTCAAGCGAATAGATTTGCAATCGGTGCACCATCGGATGTCACTGGTACCGTAACTCCTAAATATGCATTTGCTTACCAGTCAACTCCAACAACAATGCCTAATGGCACGGTGATTCCGGCTGGCTTGTATTTAGATAACGCATCTATTGGCTATATCAATGCTAATAAAATCTATGCGGATAGTTTAAGCGCTATTACAGGGACTATTGGTTTGCTTAGAACCGCAACTACTGGAAAGCGCTCAGAACTTAGTGACAGTGGGTTCAGATTCTTCAATGAAAACAATATTGCAGTCATTGAGCTTGGAGACTTCTAATGACAATTTGTATGCGTACAAGAGATGGAAACACAGGGAAGGTAATCGTTCGAGAAACTGACTTTTTAACTCGATTCCTTTTCGCTGTAGAAATCCCTTGGGATGATCGAGACTTACACACTTTTACTCATGCTGGGCTTACGTCTGGCACTCCATTTTTTCATGTAAAACACATTGGTTATGGGAGCTGGAATAGTTTTGGTATTTGGTCAGGTATTGACCCAATGCCTTTATCTTATGTTCCTTCTTATATGGATGTGCATTTCAATGGCAATACAGTCACATTACAGCAAATTTGGATTGCTGAATTTCAAAATTCTGGTGGTCCGTGGTACTACCACGAGGACGCACATCCGAACATTACAGTTATTTTTGGAGTTTACTAATGGCTATCAAGTCAAAGATTCTAAACAAAAGTAATGCAGTTGTGGTCGATCGAAATTATAGAAATTTGAGTTTCAATTTTGTTTATGAAATTACCGAAACAAATAAGAATCAGACCTTAACTGACGATACTCAATATCTTTATAACATTCGCGCCTTTTACTCGAGTCAACCAGATTTTGCTGTAATTCCTTACTGCAACATCGACGGTGGAGTTTATAACTTTAAGTATTACAACTGTTTTTTATTCACGAAACCTACCCAAGTTTATGTTTTCTCAGATATGGATATTTCCCCTAAACCGGGTCCAAAGTTGGTTATCCGGAATGATTTAGGCGTTCCAATTTTTTCTTCTGATATGAAGCCGATGCGAGTCGTTCGACACATTACGGGCGAAGTGGCGGACTTAGGCTCTGATTACGTCATTTTTAATGAAGTACTGGAGGTAGGGCGTAAATATGCGATTGCTCCATGTGATATGCCATATCGACTATGGAAATATGCAGATAGAGGGAATGAAGTCGCATTACATACTTTGTTCTTTTCCAGTGATGCCGCGTCTGGCCAAGTGACTATTAAGTATGGGCAGGCTTTTACTATATGGGGAGGGCCTAATCGTGCGAAATCATGGATTGATGTGAGTAAACGCTACAGCGTTCTAATTTTAGATGTAACCGATTACTAAAGGGGTAATTTATGGAACTCACCAGAATGTCGGGGATGATGCAAAACGAATTTAATAGAGAGATGCGTTTTGCAAGCACCCAAGCAATGATTGAGTCGCAAAAAAAGCAACAGCTTTTAGATCACCCAATTGCATGCACTAGTTCGGATATGGGAGAGAGTGGAATTATTCTAGTTTGCTCTTTCATGGTCTATTTTTTATTTAAGTGATATCAAATTTTTCAATGGCACCCATCAGGGTGTTTTTTTATGCCCAAGATCTGGAGGAAGGCATGTCAGAAAATGAAACCTACGGGGTTAGATTTGAAAAGAAAATTGATTCTATTCAAAGTGATATTCACAGGCTGTCAGATCACGTTACACGACTGACTTTCATTAATGAAGCGCACAAAGAAACTAGCGAGCAAAATAAAAAGGATATCGATACATTGGATATCAAAGTTTCCAATTTAGAAAATCGCACAGCATCTCAAGATGGTGGGCTTTCTGTACTGCGAGTATTGCTAGGGATCTTTGCGGGTGTCGTATTTTCACTGTGCGCTTGGGTTGGCTCTTCAATTATTCAAATGAGCCAAGATCAATCTCTGATGAAGGAGAAGGTTTCACGATTAGAGGAAGCAATACGATGAATAGTGAAAACACTCGGACATATTTGGCCTACATGGTTATTGCTATGTCATTTCTCTGTGTGCTTGGCTTGTTCTTTATTGAATATCCAGACAAAAACCGTGATTTATTAAACGTCTCACTTGGTACATTGCTTGGTTTATCAAGTGCCGTGATTGCCTTCTATTTTGGATCTACCAATAAACAGAAGAAAGAAACTGAAGATTCAAATCAACAGTAACTATTCAACTTTAAATGCCGCCTTCGGGCGGTTTTTTATTATCTGAGGAAAAATGAAATGAACATCGAACAATATCTTGAAGAACTCATTAAACGCGAAGGCGGGTATGTAAATAATCAGGCAGATCGAGGAGGGGCAACTAAGTACGGTATTACTGAAGCGGTTGCTCGAACCAATGGTTTTAAAGGCAATATGCGAGATTTACCACTTGAAACTGCAAAGGCAATTTATAAAAAACAGTACTGGACGGCTCCGCGTTTTGACCAGGTGAACGCCGTTTCTTCAGCAGTAGCCGAGGAGTTACTAGACACAGGAGTAAATTGTGGTACTGGCTTTGCTAAACCTCTTTTACAGCGTGCACTAAACTTATTGAATAACCAAGGTAAAGCAGGTTGGCCAGATCTTACGGTCGATGGAATCTATGGACCAGCTACCCTTAATGCTCTCAAAGTTTATCTATCAAAAAGAGGTAAAGAAGGCGAGAAAGTCCTAGTGCGAGTTCTTAATATCATGCAAGGCCAACGTTACATTGAAATCTGTGAACGTAATCCAAGCCAGGAACAATTTTTCTATGGCTGGATTGCCAATCGAGTGGGGATTTAAATGACTCAAGCAGAAACGGTAACTGAGCTCACGCCATATTTGGAATATTGGAGCAGTGGTATCTATATGTTTAAGTGCCCAGGGTGTAAGTATTTACATCCATTCCATGTAAAAGCAGGCGCACACCATAATGGAAGTACTTGGGATTTTAACGGCGATATAGATAAGCCTACATTTACACCATCTTTACTGGTTAATGATCATTACCCAGCGAGTCGCTGTCATTTGTTTTTGACTGATGGAAAGATTCAATTCTTATCAGATTGTCATCATGAGCTCGCTGGACAAACTGTCGACATGGTACCGATAGATGTTTAAAGTTTTATTGCTGTGTATTCTGCTTTCAGGATGTACAGCTCATACGATCAATAGTAATGTTAATGTTTCAATTCGCGTGAGCGCACTGTAAAGAAAAGCCCTGATAATTCAGGGCTTTTCTTTCAATTACCTACTTTTGTTTATTTCGATTTTGTAGTTTTTCATCAATTTTTTGATTCAAATTTGAAATAAAATTTTGTATTTTTAAAATATTATTTTTATTGATGCCTTTATCACGAGCAATCTGTTGCACAAATACTTTAATTTCCAGTACTGTATTAAAAACAAAATGTAATTCTTCATCATTATTTTTTATAATTTTAGAGTAATCTAATGCAATTTTTACCCCAATATCATGTGTTAAATCTTGAACATAAATAATAGTTTCTTTCACTATACTGTTGAATTCTATTTCTATTTTATTAATTTGCTCCTCTGTTAATTGACCTTCCATAAAACGCACTCTATTTATCTCTATTTCAGTTTCCAACCGGCTAAGTTTTTTAGTTGTTTTTAAAATTACATCAATACATTCATCATGGAAACGTTGGGTACGATTAAAAGTTTCTTGAACTTTCCAATCATTAAATAAATAAGTTGCAACAAATGCAGCAAAGAACGCACCACATGCCCCAAGTATTGAACCAAAAGCAGAGATATCATCTGCAGACGAATTTAAGAAATTATTCATCGTGCAATATGTAAGAAGTGCAATTGCATAAGCAACTACACCCCATAATATAACTAATGATAAATTAACTTTTTTACTTTTCATTAATCACCAACTGTTCCTAAAATAGGAATCATCTGTGGACCCGTCATTCGAGCCTTACTAATAATTTCAACAAGCTCATCATAAGTTAAATTAAAAGAATCTTCACTATCAAAAACATAGACCATATTTTTGCCTTCATATTCAGGTGGTATAGGTGGAACAAAACGCTTAGGAATAAGTGTTTGGGTTAATTGCTCATCTGTTAGTCGTGTAAAATTCATACTAGCTTCCTCATTGATGATTTAATTGGGCAAATATTTGCTCAAAATTGATAAAAATAATTAAATGTGAGCAAATATTTTCTCATTTCGTAATCAGTAGTAGTTCATCCCACCGAAATGGATTTCTACTCAATTTATCCCTCGACATTGACCAGTTTCTAGCAGGTATATAACATGGACCAACGCCGAGCTTTTTCTTTCCAAATTTGTTGTGCACGTTATCTAATGCTTTCATCAATTGTTCTTTCTTTTCTATTGTTGCAAAGTCGGTGAGTAGATCATATGTATGACCAGATTTTGGCTCTAAGCCTGTCAACACAACACCACACTTCTTATATTTAATCCCTTCTTTAAAGATATCTGAGACCATCTTTACTGCTGCTTTTACAAAGTCTGTTGCGCAATCTGTGGGTTCAGAAAATGCGCCTGTAATAGACTTATTATAAAACGGGGCGCTTTCATCAAAAGGGCTTGATTGAACAAATACAAGTAGACAACCACAAAGCGACTCTTCATCACGTAAACGCTTGCATGCTTCTTGTGCATGCATTGCTATAGCTTCTTTCAAATCATTTAGCTCAGTTACTTTAGTTCCAAATGAACAAGATTTTATGATTTGTTTTTTTGAAGGTGGAGTATCTTCAATCTCTATACATGCTATGCCTTGCAATTCATTAATTGTTCTAGCCATCACTATTGAAAATTGGCGTTGCATTTCGCGGGCTTCAGTACATGCAAGGTCTAATACTGTTTTAACTCCCATAGAGTGCAACTTCTTTGCATGTTTACGGCCAACCCCCCAAACCTCAGAAACGTCTATTTGAGCAAAGTAGTATTCTTTGTTGCAAGGGTCCATGTTCACTAGATCACAAACACCGTTAAACCCTTGATTTTTCTTAGCTATATGGTTGGATATTTTTGCTTCCGTCTTGCTGCGACCAATTCCTACGCACACGGGCAAACCAATCCATTTCCATATTTGCTGGCGCATCTCTTGGCCAACTTTTTCTAAATCAAAGTTCTTCTCATAAGCAGAGAAGTCAACAAAGCACTCATCAATCGAGTACGGTTCAACTTCTTCATCCGTTACATATGAAGCAAGGATCTTATGAAAGCGCCGTGACATTTCGGCATACATTATATAGTTGCTTGATAGCACAACTACATTATGTTTTTGAACTATGTCTTTAATTTGGAAAAGTGGCACACCCATCTTTATGTTTAAAGATTTCGACTCATTGCTACGCGCCACGGCGCACCCATCGTTATTGCTGAGAACAATCACAGGCTTATTATTCAAACTTGGGTCAAAGACTCTCTCACATGAAACGTACATGTTATTCACATCGATGAGAAAAAAGACTTTATTCTCATGTTTCATGATCTTTTTCTTGTCATTTTAATGATATGAGTGACAACACCCCAGATAATTAGTTCCTGTCCATCTGCCAGATAAATATTTTTATACTCAGGGTTTTCTGCTTTAAGCCACTGACCCGATTCATCAATCATCAGACGCTTAACCGTAAAATCATTATCGATTAGTGCGACTACAATATCGCCGTGTTTGGCATCAAGACTACGATCGACAATCAGCTCATCGTCAATATCAATACCTGCATTTAGCATAGAAAGCGAAGCAACTTTGACAATAAAAGTTGCAGTTTCATTTTTTATTAAGTGCTCGTTCATATCGAGCGCTTTATCTACATAATCTTGTGCTGGACTTGGGAAACCTGCTGAAATCTTCTCAAGTGCATAAGGGATAAGCATATGAGAGGAGGGTACAACTAGTTTGATAGACATAACATCAGACAAAGCAAAACCTTGAGTTAGATAAGGCTTTATCTGGATAATGGATGGTGCAATTTCGCTCATAGAATATCCCTTAACTTGAATTTGTAACATATTCAAGATGATATGCTAGAGCACAGATGAAATTCAAATTTAAAAAGTTGTGGATAAATAACGACTAGTCATTACTTGTCGCGCTAGTCGGTGCATTTGGTCGGAAAATCAACGGCGCTAATTTGCAGTTTTTTTTGGTTTAGGGAAGTAGTCAGCAATAAATTCACCGATTGGCATTTCAAAGAAAAATCGATCGGCATCTTCTTTTTTGCAGTTTAGCCAGTCATTTCGATATTTTTCAGGAATGACGATGATAGATCGCTTTTCGTCTTCGGGTTTATGAAATTGATTCATAAATGGGTGGTTAGCAGCATTGATTGTTAACATAGACATAGACCTAACCTGATGGCCTTCTATCATTGTCGATTCATAAATGGCAGCGACAGTGAAGGGCATTCCGTCTTCACGATAAATTCCCCAACGTTCTGCTTTACCGTCCACGTATTTTGGTTCATAAATTTTTTCTACTGGAATTAAAGCAAACTGACTTTTTGCCCAAGCATGTTGAAAACTTGGAAGCGTGGCAACCGTTTCTGTTCTAGCATTGTATGTAAAGCGAGAATATTTAAGGTCGTGTTTCCATTTTGGAATCAAACCAAACTTAACAGATCTCCATTCTATATTCCCATTATTGCTAAATATAAGAGGGCAGTCGTAACCGGGATATACATCACTTTTATATTCGAAAGTAGGTTCGAATAAATCTAACAGGTGTACTCGGTCTTTTGAAATCGGTTCATAGTTTGCGCACATATTTTAACCTTTATTATTATTGCTATTAATTCCATTTTACGAATTTCGATTGGCTAACAAAGTTTAAAATCTTTGATGTTTTGTTGTCTATTAGATGTAGATAAATAGGAGTGAGACAAGTTAGCTAATTTTTGGCTAAAAACTACACTTTTCAAATAAAATTAACAAATCGATAAGATGCTTACATATTGCTTACATGAGAGTAGGCATTAAAAAACCACTTAGGATTAATACACCTAAGTGGTTGTTTTATTTGGTGGGCCCACACAGACTTGAACTGTGGACCAACGGATTATGAGTCCGCTGCTCTAACCAACTGAGCTATAGGCCCTATAAGCAAGAAAAGCTTTTAATCTCAAGGCTTTTCAGTGCGTGCAATACTAATCAATTTTTTAATTAAACACAAGTCATTTTCTAAAGTTGGCGCATAGTAGCCCAAAAAATATTGTGTTATTTTGGTTAAATATTACAAGCGATAGTGATTCTAGCGTATGAGTACTTCGCGAGTAAAGTGAACTAAGTTATTTATCGATCAATTAGAACTTATTGCCAGCAACTTATTGTGATAGAGGCTTAATTGTCATTTCGATTCGAATTATTAATTCTTTTAAAATGCATATTGTTTGAAATATAACCAAGTTGTGGGGGTGTTTGAATAATACTGACAAGATTAAGTTAGATAGGTTTACCGAAAAATAGTAGAGTACAAGCAGATTTGTGCATTTATGTGTCGCGTTATGTTTATAAATTTTCGATCGAAAATTATTTTAATAAAACTATTAGAATGTTTTGAATAAAACTAATTCATAAAATTATATTTATAGAGTCAATCACTTCTTATCCTAGTCAAGTTTACATCTTACTAATGGTAATTATTCTTTGGATTTTGATGAAAAACTGTAATAAATATATTGATGATGAGTAAATTTTCTTCTAAGTAATCTAAGTCAGGATACATAATTAATATTCAAAAAGTTAAGAATAAAAAATGATAATATTTATAGAATTAATTGTTTTTAGAACTTATAAACGACTTTTTCTTTGATTTTTGGAAGTCTGGATATAATCGAAAAATTACTTATAAAATATTGAGAGTCAAAGTATTTAAAAATAAATAAGCTAATATAGGATGAATAAAGCTTTAAAGATGAAAACAAAAAGTAATGATTGAAATTGGACTCATCTTATAATCTATCTGATTAAAAAAATACCAATTTTAGTGGAAAAGTTGAGAGTTTTTATCATTGAAATTTCTTTCTTTTCCTAATGTGTTTTCTATATAAAACTTAAAGTGTGACTGCTTTCACGTGGAATACAAATGATTGTATTTTATTGATTTTATTCTTGACTAAAATGCTAGGTTTTAATAAAGTATAAATGTATTTTTCCAAAATAAAAAACTATTGCTTAGTCCTGAAATACAGTAAGAAGCCTGCTTTTTAAGTAGGCTTCTTGCTTTCTATAATATTGACGGAAATAGGGGCTGAATAATAAGCTAAATTTTTAAAGCAAGTATATTTAATCTGAAGTAAAACTATAAAAGAGATTAGATGTACTCAGAACTAAAGTATAAGAAATTATAAATTTTCTTGAATAATTTGGATGAGTTCTCGAGCCGCTTTAGATAATGGGCGGTCTTGAAGCCAAATTAAGTAAATGGATAGAGGTAAATGATTTTTGGTATTTTTAAAATCTAAAAGAATTAAATGACCTTGATCGATTTTTTCTTGTACTAATGATAAAGGGAAATTTCCCCAGCCGAGTCCTGCTTCAACCATATTAATTGCTGTTTGTAGACTATTCGTTTTCCAGTACATTGCACCAATAATTGAACGAGAATCTGTCATTTCATGGTCACTACTCGCTACTACAATTTGCCTAATATTGATTAACTCTTCAATAGAAAACTGCTTTGTTTTTTCTTGTAGAAGATTATGATTAGACGAAATAGTGGCAACTACTGTTTCAGTCATTACCAATTGCAGATTTTCACGCATTTTTATATTTAGGTCTGACCCCGCTAAGCAAAGACTAATTTCTTCCTTATAAAGTAAATTGACGATGTCATCTTGAGGGGCAGTAATAACTTCTATATTAAGTAATGGGAATTTATCGGCTAATTTTTTTATTGAAGAGAATAATAATTTGGTATTTACATCAGAGACAATACCAATACGTAATTTACTTTCAAGCCCTAAAGAAAGTTCATGGGCATGAGTACTAAATAGCCTAAGCTGTTCAGAAATAATGCGAGCCTGTGGTTCTAAGGCCAATGCTGTAGAGGTTGGAATGACCTTTCGATGGGTTCGTTCAAATAAGATATAACCCAATTCTGCTTCCAAATTAGCAATGGCCATGCTGACTGCTGAGGGGACCCGATTTAGTTTACGAGCGGCCGCAGAGAAAGATCCCGTATCTAGTACGGTGATGAAGAGTTCAATATTTTCACTGTTAAAATTCAT